AAGCAGGATGATAATTTAGCTCTTCTTCTTTAGATGTATAAAGTAAAAAATCATAGTCCCACTTGATAGAATAATTTATATTTATTGGGATAGAGTAAACAGAATAATCCTTTATATTAGGTGTTGCCACCTGTAATATCAGTATCTTCATGTACTTTTTTGAAAATATACTAATTAGGTTTCTTTACTACCTTAATCATCGGAGCTGGTCTGGGACCTGCACTGTTTTTAGCAAAACTTACCTCTTTCTTACCTGAGAAACTACCAACTGTAGTTGTCTTCTTAACGTTTTTTTTCAACATAGGCTTAGTTGTTTCTACAGTTAATCGATTGGAATCTTTATTTTTCATAATGTTTTGTTTTTTACAAAGATATGAAAAAAATATGATTGGATATGTATAGGTTTTGGGTAATACACCCATCTGACGTGAGCCAGCGCAGAAGGGAAACGGTTTGAAATTTAGGGGGGGGTCTCCATTTTTGAAGTTACGTGTCGGAATTTCTAGCTTTTCCATGGGCAGACCTGTGTACGTTTGACGTGACATCACCCCCCCCCTCCGCCCGCTCACCTGTGCTACCTATCTCACCCGATATGCCGACCGAACTACCTACCTGTCGCCCGACCTACCTGTATGTCTGTCTGCCGACCGACCAATCGACCTGTATGCCTGTCGACCTGTCGACCTATCGACCGACCGACCGACCAAAAGGAATGCATCGAATCCAATCGCACGGGTGTAGTGGAGGGGTTACACCATCCGTTACAAAAAAATAACAAACTATTTTCAATTATTTTTTACCTATGTAACTCATTGATACACAACGATATACATCATATATTTGTTAAAATAACGTGTCAATTGAAAAAAAACTTTCAAACAAAGTGTAACATTTTTAAACAAATAGCATTATAGTAATGTAAGGCAAACGAGCCAACAGCGATTTACAGCGACACACATGGGGATGAACAACAAGACTCTTAGTTCTAGCAGTCATTATGACATAGACTAGATGAAAGTATTAAGAGCACGGAATATTAGTCTACTGAGAATGAACATGAATGCTTAAATCAAAAATGTTAGATATTGGAAAGGTACACGATGCAAAATGGTATATGTCGAGGGTATGAATGTCGGTAGGCTATGGTGATACATAGATAGATGTTTAAAGAGTGAGGCATAGAGAGTGATTGCAAGACAAAAACGATAGGGGAGAACGAGTGTTAACGCTCCCGCCAAAACAAAACAATTTACTTGTGGTGGTTCAATTCCATCTATATAAGCGTGGTGCAAGTAACAACATACAGGTGCAGTTAGAATGACTATTAATAGGAGCGATACCTACTGCACCACTAACCAATTAAAACCTAACACAATGAAAAATCTAACAGCCCCAATCGTTTTGCTAAGCGGTATTATTTTATTAGCAGTAGTTATCATCCACAATGTCATCACATTCGGTGTTCATTGTTCCATCTAAAGGTTAACTGAAGATGGATTCAATATCCGAAACGCTGTGAAGCGTCTTAACCAATTAAAACCTAGAAAAAATGACTAGTAAAATCATTAAAATCGAGGGAGCCTTTGAGATATGGGGCTTTTTCAACGAGGGAGTATTAATCAGAACAAACAAATTAAGAGTAAGAGGATGGAGGTAGTACTGACATTCATAAACATCAGCGGGAAGCAGATAGTTATGAGAAAAACATTCACAGACGAGAGTCATTTAACCAATTTCATTAACTATGCCACAAGGCGTTATAACTATGTGTTTGACGAGGTGTGGCATCAAAACTAGAGCCTATGAAAGTGACTAGAATTAATACGGGCATCTATAAGATAGAGAACAAAGGTAAAGTATTCCAATGTGAAAAAAGTGAAGATGGGCAATGGATGATGTTGCTATTTGTTGAATCACAATTGGATGGTATGCAAGGTCATTATGATTACTGCAACCATTACATTACTCTATCTGACTGCAAGTATATAATAGAGAATCATATTAATGAATTTTAAACTAAACCCTATGAAAACGATATCAATTTTAATAGCAACGATAGTCCTAAGCGGTTGTGCTATAATTAACAAAACCGAAACATGCACAGGCTATTGGCCTGATAGCATCTTGAACCCTGAGAACGGAGAATTTGTTACGGAGGTAGCGTTCAACTTGGGCATAGAGAATAGTGAGGTAACACAAGAGCAATTTAACGAGAGATATATTAACCAATAAAACCTAGAAATTATGACAACCAACCAACAGCAAATCGTTGATGCATTAGTAAACGAAATCAATAGAATTGAGGCTATGCACAAACCAACTACAACGTTCAATCTAATCAACGTAAATGCATTGAACGATAAGACAAATGAAATCGAAAAGTATTTAGCTAGAAGAAAGGCTGATATGGAGGCATGGGATAAACTAGCGACCGAAGAGGCGATACGTTTAGTGAATCTATTCAAAGCAGACCTACCTACAGCATCAGTTCAAAAGTATGGTAGTGAGAATGGTCACTACGACCAACCCGATCTAGTGATTAGACGAGACAAAAACCATTCAACGCACCATGCAGATTGTGTAATCGTAAGGGTAAAAGTCGCTCGTTTAAATGACGTAATAGATTCGTTCGGTAACATATACTCACGAGGTGTAAAACTACAATACGAATACAACGGCTCTAATGACCGATTTGATACAATCGAAGAGTTGGTAGCTAAGACAAACTTCCTTGAGCTAGTAAGAGAGAGAGTACTATAAACCTAAAACCTAGAAATTATGAACGAGCGAATGAACAACATTGGATTCCACAAGACAGATGGATTCATCAGAGAGATAACTATCATAGAGCAATTGAAACGAAACATAAATTTTCGTGGCATAAATGATATCAAGCATCCAATACACGGGATAATTGACGTTGATAGAGATAAGCTAGAAGACCTACTCAAGTACACGGAGGGTCAATTGATTAGATTTAAAAAGAGTATGTTTCAACCAAATAAAAAATAGAACCTATGAAAACTTATTATGTATGCGACATTGACAGCTATGGTCAACGCACAGGAACTTATACCACTCTACAGCTAAGTGATAACGACATCACTATCAATCGATTTGGATGCGAGACATACAATGGAAAATTCTTATACAATAGCTTGATGCAAGTAATATATGCTTGTCAAGATTAACTAACCAAACTAAAAACTAGAACCTATGAGAGCAATCGTAAATGTAAACCACAGAGATATGAAAGGTCGTGACCACAAGGTACACGAGATAGTAGGCAACAGGGTAACTTTAGAGTGTGTGCTAGAACACGAGACAATCCTTGTAGACTTTACAATGAGAGAGGTACAATTTCTTCTTGACGATGTACAGGTGTTCAGAAATCAAGCGGACAGGGATGGTTATTTTATCAACTATTCACAATCACAAGGATATGTCATCGAGTACAGCATGCCAAATGGTCGGCAGTTCAGAAACGTAGTAAAGAACCCGTTCGATACTGACAATTACAAGGCTATATCAGATAGAGATTACACAGCTAAATTTATTAACCAATAAAACCCTTAGAACTTATGGACAGATATGCAAGAAAATGTGATGCCACAGGAGTGGGCATGAACGAAGGATTTGTTGTTGGAGCAGGTGACCTACACTTCTCTGAGAAGCAACACTTAATCGAATGGTTGAAAGGTTTGGCTAAAGAAGAAAACCTAAACTTTGAATCAGACAAATCAATGATGAACCACTATTACGAGGAGGAGTTGTACTACTACACGGAGTGGGAAGAGACTGATGACGATGTATATTATGACGAGGATGGAAACGAATATGAACTTTAAAACCTAGAACAAATGAGAGTAATTAGAATAAACACAACAGCGTGGATAGACGAGGACTTCTATCTATTAACAACACTAGACGATGACCAAATAGCTGAGGTCATCCAACCAATCGTTAACGCAGAGCGAGATGGCTACGAGGAATTTGACAACGATATCTTACTCCAAGCATTGAAGGATAGATTCCCGATGGAGTATGCAGATATGTACACAGAATTTGATAAATTAATATTTTAAAACCTAGAACCTATGAGAACTACACAATTTATAATCGAAGAATATGTAGACAGCAATTCAAAAAACACATGTGAAATATTTTCTGTTACTATTAATAACCATAAAGTATACGAGCGTGATTACGGCTCACAAACTGAAGACATACAAGATTACATTGAAGACTATGAATTAATTACTAACCAATAAAACCTAGAACCTATGACAACAGAACAAGCAAAGGAAGTACTACGCAACGCAGGGTATTACGTAGACAATTTATGGAGCATCCACGATGTAGATGACGACAGCCTAACAGACAATCAGAAGCAATCAGCACTAGCGATGGCTCTGACTAACGAACGGATAATGGAAGAGATTCAATACGGAATACGTGTAGGAATAGAAGTAATAAACCATAATTATAAATAACCATGTACAGAACAATAAGCCAATTGAACCAAGACGAGCTATTTGAATTATCAGATAGAGAAGATATGACAATAGAACAACTAAACGAATATTTTAGCGCAACACTATTTGTTGATGACGATTTTTTTTGTAACCTTTAAAACCTAGAAACTATGAAAAACCTACATGACTTCGTGGACTCCATCATTCAGAATGGTGGAGCCACATTCAATCTATCAAATGGTACATCACCAAAAACTGGCTATGCGGTCAGTCTGAAGGGAGGCTCTAAGACACCAATAGACGACACAAGACAATCGATCGAGCACACGCTCTATAACTTCTGTGCTGTACACGGGCTTGAACTATCTCTGCCCGAGAACAACATAGGCGGATGGGTCGACGATGGATGGCTATACCTCGACGTATCAATCGTAGTAGACAATCTATCTGACGCAATATTGATTGGCAAGATTAACGAGCAGAAGGCAATCTTCAATATTAACGACGGCCATTCAATCGACCTATGATTGTGAGTGTTGAAATCAAATCGCCTAAAAACCTATCAATCAATCGTTTAACTATTTTCAGTGTTGACTCGTGTTGATTTAGTGTTGATTTTTTTTTCTGAAAGCCTTGCTACCATTGACTTTGTGTCGAAATGTTGATTTTGAAGACAAAACTAGCGTGAAATTAAATAATTACATAGTATAGTATCACTATACTATCTATATATATATATTTTATTTTTTTTTACTCTATAGAAGAGTAAAAACTAACATTCTAACACAAACCTAGCAGTACCAATGGTTACAGAATTTCAAATCAACATAAAATCAACATAAACCAACACTAATCACTAAAAACCAACACTAAATGAAAAAACAGACAGCAGTAGAATGGCTATTCAGCCAGTTAATGTTAATGAGAGATGAACAGATGACTACAAATGAATTGATGAATGTATACGGCTCCGCCTTAATAATGGAGAAGGATCAGATGTCGGAATTTAATTTAACCTATAATAGAAAACCAATGAAAGCAAAAATCAATCCTATCCTCCGCTTTGTCGAGCTGACTTACGGAGTTGAGACCAAGACCATCCAGTTTGATGACCTTGACGAGTGGTACACCATCGAGTTTGCCGAGGGCAAGTTTGACGTACACTTCGACTACATGCAGAAGCATGAGTTTAAGAACGAGAAGGAGTGGCTAAACTACATCATACAGGCATACCCGTACAACAACGATGTTGACTACGAGTACCAAGTTATAAACCAAATAGAGCTAGAGCTATGACGACCTACCACATCTGCTTCGAGATATCGAGGAACCTATGTTCGGGAGTGAACGTAGACGCACTAAGCTACGCTGAGGCGTTGAAAAAGTTTGGCGACAGCGGTAACATTATATATATTTGCAAGTTATGAGGGCATATAAAATCAACTACATTGTATTCGGGAGGGATAGGTATGTAGACAAGGTATGGGCGAACAGCGAGGCAGATGCGACGCATTTTTTCGAAATGTTCTTTACGGACATCGGAGCGGTCATCACATCGATAGAGCCATCGGTCGTCCAATTTTTAATAGAAGAATTTAATAGTAATTAAACTAAAAAACATGAAAACTGTATTAATGACAATCGGATTAGCACTAAGCTATACAGCAAGTGCGCAATGGGTAAACATGAATGTTGACAATGGAATCGATCCGACCTACAACATAGCATACACCAAAGATTACATCACACATTGGCTAAAGCTTGAGAACTACAACAAGAACATATCATTTTACATGTATGGTTTTTTCGTGTGTGATGATGTTGTCGATGTAGAGATATCTTTCTTAGTTGACGGGGTTTATCAGAAGTACGAGGTATTAGAATGTAATGTCACCGAAGACCACAACACGGTATTCTTAGTAAAGAACTTAAAGACAAGCAATATGTTGTCAAGCTTTAAGTCTGCGTCATCGGTAAAGGTAAGGGTAAATGACAAGACGTGTGGAGCGGGGACGTATGAGTTCAAAATGACAGGTGGCTTGTCTGCGTTCGACTTTGTTGTCAAGCAGTGAAACATTTTGTAAGGTATCTACTGGTATGGGTGAGCCAAAACTTATCCATACCTTTTTGGATGGTGGGTCACGTACACCTGTCAATGAATGTGTACGCTGACATCCACGAGATACTAATGTCATGCGGTATGAATATAATTGTAGCTATTGGATTTATTATTGACTATAAAAAAACGAGAAAAGATGACAGAAGAAACAACAATCAATGATGCAGTTGACTACTGCAACGAGCACGCAAATCGATTCATAAAGGATATGAACGACATGGGACTTGATGGAGCAAAACAATTTCACGGGCTAATTGACATATTAGAGAGCGGAAACATTTCACCACTAGACCTAGCTGATTATGGCATGGACTATTAAACTAAATACAGATGGACAAAGAAGAAATGACACAAACAATCCTTGCCTACATGCTAGAGCTAAAGGATGAGTTCGACGAGATGGTATCTGAATTTGGATGCAAAGACCCGAGTACTCAGAGACTACAGACAAAGTACACAACACTACTAATACTAATCGAGAAACTAGAACTAGATATATGAGACAAAAAAAAATAGACACAGCGATCATGCACTGCTACCGACAGCTATACGCACACTCAACACCGCCAGCATCGTTTGACGAGCTGTTTAATAATGCAGAGACCAACGAGATGGGTCAGAAGGTGATACCATACATGGACTACGAGATAGAGGAGAAGGTGTTCGATGAGATAGTAGATGACACGATTAAGATTTACAAGATAAAAGAGAAGGGCTTCCGCCCTAGCATACTCCTTGGGTGCAGTCCAAGGTTCACTAAAACTTAAAAGACATGACAAATTTTTTAATATCGTTGACAGTCTTCACGCTATCGTGTTGGCTTCCATTAAAGTTTATAAGGTACAGATTTATAGTACTTTCATTCATGGTAATAGCCATGGTATCGTCTGTATTCCTTGTATACACAATGATTATTGCATTTGGAGAATTAGTAACTTAACTTAAATTAAATATAAAATGAGAAAACTTAAAACAACGATGTTATTCTTAGGGATAACGGTAACATCATTCGCACAAAACTTCGAGGGATTAGACTCGGTTAGCTATGAAAAAGGTGAAGATTTATTTATCACCAAGGTAAAAAAATTAGACGATGCACTGGATATATCTATGCGTGTAATTGAAAACAATGGAATAGACCTAAACTCTGTAATTGTTGAAAGGGATTCTGAGGTTCCAATATATATATACTGGGATGACCTAAAGAATCCAGACAGGGTATACCTATTCTTTTGTCACAAAAACAAGGAGGGTGGGTACAACGTAGCTGTCATTCACAAAGATAATGTTTATTCAAAATTCACTGGCTTCGGCGAAATAATATATGAGTATGACCCAAAATAAAGCATGGAACGACCTAACATCGGAAGATAAGATCTACCGAACGGGATACAGCTCGTGGTACATAGACCACGGGGTTAAGATAGAGCTGTTTGACTTTGACAATCGCATTGAGATAATGAACACGATGACATCCAGCGATAAGTACGAGAAGATAACTGACTTTCAGATGCTCTTGTTCGAGAACAACGGCTGGCTGGCAGGTTGCTACAACCTAAACCTAGACGTTTGCGACAGGAAGATTAAGAAGGTAGAGTCTTTGATACGCTACGCTGAGATGGACTCTGACCTGTACAACGTTGAAGAGCTTACAGAACGAAAACAAAAATTGTTAATAAAAAAAGAGAAATATTCATTGCTGTTAAGCGAAATTTTATAATCTTTGTAACCCCCTAATTAAATAAATATATATGGCACACTGGAGAAATCTAATGAAAGACAACAAGTACCTAGGATCGTGGGACTTAGAGGTGAATGGCAAATACGAGCCAAAGGTTGTAACTATCGATCGCATATACCAAGACGTATTTGTCGGAGAGATGGGCAAGGAGGACAAGGTCTTCGTGAAGCTAAAAGAATTTGACAAGCCAATGATATGCAACAGGTCAAACTTCAAGCGACTAGAGACATTCTTCAGCTCATTCAACGCAGAAGACTACGTAGGCAAGCAGATAGTAATGATGACAGAGAAGGTAAAGAGTCCACAGGGATTGGTTGATGCGCTACGATTTAGCGTCCGACCTTTGCCAAAGAAGGAGCTACCAACACTAACAGCTGATCAGATGACAAAGGCCGTCGAGGCACTGGAGTCTGGCAGAACGACCATTGACAAGATCAAGAAGGCGTACACAATTACTAACGAACAAATGGAGATACTGAATGAAATTAAGAATTAGATCATCGTCATGCGCACCATTATTTTTGGGCGACGACGGGCTGACAGACATCCAGTTTACAAAACTTATTGAGCTAAAGTCGAAGATAAAGTTGACAGAGTCACAGGCAAGGGAGCGTGACAAGTTAGAGATGAAGCATAACTCGGTAGAGCTGAGTTCAGGTGCCAAGAGCTTAATCGAGGACATCATCGATCAGCAGGTGTACAAGTACGAGGAGAACTTTTCCAACCCGAAGACACAGAAGGGATGGGACGTGGAGTCAGAGTCGTGCGAGATATATAATCGTATCTTCTTTACGAGCTACCATAAGCAGGAGGCGTTCGATAGTTACTACGAGCTTGAGCACGGCATATCGGGTGGTCACCCAGACATTGTTGATTGTGAAAGAAGGAAGGTGATCGACTTGAAGTCCTCATGGTCGAAAAAGTCATTTCCCAAGACGGTCAATAGGGCATACAATAGCAACTATGAGTGGCAAGTAAAACACTACCTCTACATGTTGACTAAGATGACTGGCGAAGACTGGTCTGATGGTGAGGTTGCATTTATTTTAACAACCACTCCAGAGGAGTTGAAGCCAGAGTACGAGGACGACAGCCTGCACTACATGGAGGACTTAGAAGATGAACTTAGGGCTACTATAGTACCTGTAAAGCTTACGAGCGATGATATTGTCAAGATGGACAAACGGCTAGCTGCTGCCGAGAAGTATGCAAATGAGTATCATAATTTACTAAAATCAAAAAACAAATGAGTGAATTTAAAATGAGGGGGGTGATGAAGGTGATTAACGACACGGTTAAGATCACAGACAAATTCCAAAAGCGAGAGTTTGTATTGAACGAGCCTGACGAGAAGTATCCACAAGATATTTCATTTCAGCTGACGCAGAACAACTGCGAAAAGTTAGATCAAATCGCTGAGGGTCAAGAGGTTGAGGTATGTTTTCGTATCAGAGGACGTGAGTACCAAGGTAAGTACTTCAACAACTTAGAGGCGTGGAGAGTAGAGGCGATCGAGGTAGCACATGTAACAACTACACCTCCTGTCGTTGTAGGTGATGCAAACGACACTGACGCAGACCTACCCTTTTAATTAGATTAATAAGTCAGGTGGCTTAATGGTAAAGCCCGACCTTTTAAGTCGGAGTATACAGGTTCGATTCCTGTCCTGACTTCACTTCATAGGTACAGTTAGGGTTCTGTGGTTAGCCAACCATTTTTGGAAAAACTCTGGGTAGGCAGTTATGGATGGCCTACCCTCTTTTTTAAGTAATCAATTTAATTTTAATGTATATGTGGTATTCAAACTCAACACACGGTCAGGTTGACACTATAGTCGACTCTGTAATTTTTCGATTCAAAGAAAGATCGATCAAGGGGATTAAGAAGTATAACAACACTATGGACAGAGATGATTTGTCTGTCACTGAGTGGATAGACCACGCCATAGAGGAGCAGATGGACAACATACTATACCTAACCAAGCTAAAAAAAGAACTAAGCAAATGATAACTTACTTCAGAAGTATAAACGACACCTCTGAGCCGTTCTACAAGGATGTCTCAATGGCAATCGATAGGATAAGAAATGGTTCCTCGAAGGACAAGGTGATGGCTGTAAGGAACTCATCTAACAAGGACGAGAGGAACGAGAAGAAGAAGAAATTACCAGCGATATGTTTCTCTGGTACATTCAGCAGGCGATCAGACAATGCGATCATAGAGCACAGCGGATTTATATGCATAGACTTTGACGGATTTAAAAATGAGCAAGACCTGTACAACAAGAGGGAGGAGTTGATGGCTGATAAGTACAGCTACTGTGTGTTCACGTCACCATCTGGTGATGGACTAAAGGTATTGGTAAGCATACCAAAAGACCCGATGAACCACAAGAAGTATTTCTCTGCACTTAAAAAATATTATGATTGTGATGAGTTTGACGTGAGCTGTAAAAATATTTCACGTGTGTGCTACGAGTCATATGACGAGAATATATACGTAAATGAGCTGTCGTCTACGTGGACAGAGATGGACTCTGACTCGTCTGACGTTGCATACGTAAGGCCAAAGATCGTTATAAACGACACAAACGAGATAACAAGGAGGCTCACCATATGGTGGAACAAGAGCTACGGCATGGTCAAGGGACAGAGGAACAACAACCTGTTCATCCTAGCCTCAGCATTAAATGAGTTTGGCATACCACAAGAGGAGGCCAAGTCTGTATTGATGTCGTATGACGATGGGGACATGGAGAAGGAGATAGGCACGATTGTGTGGTCAGCGTATAGGAACATTGCATCACATGGGACAAAGTTCTACGAGGACATAGACAAGACAACCAACATAAAGAACGACCTTAAGAAGGGTGTGCCAGAGAAGGAGGTCAAGGCCAATCATAATGTAGACGTTATCGACTACTTGATCGAGACAGCTGACAGCAATACATTCTGGACAAAGACAAGCAAGGGCAAGATTGATCTGGTGCCTCACCTGTTTAGGGAGTACTTGAGGATCAATGGGTTCTATAAGTACTACCCAGCTGAGTCAAATAACTTTGTATTTGTTAGGGTGCTTGACAACACCATATCTGACGTAAACGAGGAGATGATAAAGGACTTTGTTCTTGAGTACCTGCTGGGTATTGACGACATGTCTGTGTACAACTTCTTTGCTGTTAACACCAAGTTCTTCCAAGAGACGTTCTTAAACTATGTGTCAAAGGTAGAGCCAATGTTCATGGTAGACACGGTAGACGATTCATATATATACTACAACAACTGTGCTGTAAAGGTCACCAAGGACGATGTAGATATAATAGACTACAGGGAGCTAAACGGATACGTGTGGGAGAAGCAGAAGATCGGACGTAACTTCATAAAATCGCCAAGCGATATATGTGAGTTCAACACCTTTATAAAGAACATATCTGGTGGTAGCACTGAGAGGATGAGGTCTATGGAGTCTACACTGGGATACCTTATGCACAGCCACAAGCCAGCGAGCTATTGTCCTGCGGTCATACTTAATGACGAGGTTATAAGTGACAACCCAGAGGGTGGCACGGGCAAGGGGATATTTGTTAAGTCTATCAGCCACATGAAGAAGATGGTGATAATAGACGGTAAGGGATTTAGCTTCCAGAAGTCCTTCCCATATCAACGGGTGCAGGTAGACACGCAGACACTAGTATTTGATGACGTTAGTAAGAACTTTGACTTCGAGAGGTTGTTCAGTATAATTACTGAGGGTATAACCCTAGAGAAGAAGAACAAGGACGAGATACACATCCCATTTGAGGACGCACCAAAGATTGTCATAACAACAAACTATGCGATCAAAGGTGCAGGCAACTCGTTCGAGAGGCGTAAGTGGGACCTAGAGTTCAAGCAGTACTACAACAAATCGTTTACTCCTGAGAGTGAGTTTGGTCATATGTTGTTCTCTGGATGGAGTAATGCTGAGTGGACTAAGTTTGACAACTACATGATCAAAAACATACAGACATACCTGTCTAGTGGGCTGATAAAGAGTCAGTTCATGAACCTAAAGACACGCAAGTTTATAGCAGAGACCAGCACTGACTTTTGGGAATGGGTGACAGCTGATGACAATGTAGACACAAGGCTTGGGTCGATAACGATAGGTCAAAACATATATAATAATTTTGTTGGTGAGTACCCCGACTACGGCAACTATGGACGATACAAGATATCCCACAACAAGTTCTACAAGTGGCTCGACTCATATGGAAACTTTAAGTTTGGAGAGAAGCCAAGGATATTTAGAAATGCAATGGGAAAGATGGTAGAGTTCATCGCCAAGAAAGATGTGAACACAGAACTAAACTTTTAAGCATATGAACCTAAGACCATATCAGGTAGATATATCAATAAGGGGTGCAGACATCATAGCTAGGCACAAAATACTATGCCTAGCGATGGAGGTTAGACTTGGTAAGACCTACACATCCATGGAGGTGTGTAGGCTATCTGGAGCTAAGAACGTGTTGTTCTTAACAAAGAAGAAGGCCATATCATCCATACAGTCTGATTACGACACCATGCGCCCACCATTTGACATTACCATTACCAACTACGAGAGCATACACAAGGTAAAACAAACTCATTACGACTTTATAATATGCGATGAGTCACACACCATGTCTGCCTTCCCTAAGCCAAGCTTAAGGGCGAAACAGGTTAGGCAGTTGGTAGGTTTAAACAGCGGTTGCAGGTTGATACTAATGACAGGCACACTGACTCCAGAGTCTTACTCTCAGATATACCATCAGTTCTACGTACACCCGATGAACCCATTTAGGCATTACATCAACTTCTATCGATGGGCAGATGACTACGTTCATAAGTTCCAGAGGAAGATCAACGGGCTGATGATAAATGAGTACTCAAAGGGAAATGAGACAAAGATAATGGGAGCCATATCTAGCTACGTCATATCGTACACTCAAAAGGAGGCTGGGTTTAGCACTGACATTGACGAGGAGGTATTGTACGTGGAGATGAGCGATTGGACAAAAATGATTGTGAAGAGACTGGAGCGTGACCTGGTTGTGGATGGGTCGAAAGAGGTGATACTTGGAGACACCCCAGTGAAGTTAATGCAGAAGTTGCACCAGCTGTGGAGTGGCACTGTGAAGTTTGAGAGTGAGAACAGGATGGTTATAGACTACTCCAAGGCTGAGTTCATAAGGGACAGATTCTCAGGAACTAAGATCGGAATCTTCTACAAGTTTAAGGCTGAGTTAGATGCACTAATGGAAACATTTGGTCCAGACAACCTAACGTCAGATCTAGATGAATTCAATGCAACAGACAAGTCGATAGCTCTACAGATCGTATCTGGTCGTGAGGGCATAAGCCTTAAGAATGCTAAGTACTTGGTATTCTACAACATAGACTTTAGCGCAGTGTCTTACTGGCAGGCTAGGGATCGTATGACAACAATTGATCGGATGTACAACAAGGTGTACTGGATCTTTTCGAAAGGTGGAATAGAAGACAAGATATACAGTGCTGTCAAAAGCAAGAAGAACTATACCTTGAATATATTCAAGAAAGATTATACTTCGCCAAAACTACAAATTTGAAACACATTTGGCGAGGTATAGCAAAACAAAACGATAAAGGATAAGGGGTAAAAGTTGCCCCATTAATTAAATAGAAATGATATGAAACAGATAGTATATAACTCAGTAAAATGCCTTGAGTGTAATGAGGTATTAGTAAGTAGACACAGGCATGACTATGTAACATGTGGTTGTCCAAATGATGCTATGGCAGATGGTGGCAATGAGTATGAAAGGTATGGTGCAATGGATATGGATAAGATTGAAACTTATTATGTCTATGCAGATGATGACTATGAGTTGGTCAGACAACATGCAACGAGAGGCAGTAGAGGTAAGGATGGTAAGCAACCACTAACATGGGTAGCCATAGCTGATATGGATGATGACTACCTAGAAGCAATGCTTGACTATGGTGGTGCTGATTGGCACATGGAATTAATTAATAAAGAAATTAAATATAGAAAAGATGATAAACGATCCGATGGTGCAGTTGTTGATAAAGACCTTTGACCTAGAGGTACCAACTAAGTTAGTAATACAGATATCAAGGTATGCATTTGAAGATGGGTGCATTAAAATAAAAGAGGCAAAGGTATTGGATAGTGACATGAATTTTGTTAGATTTGCTGACTTAAGTAAGCTTACTAAACACTTAGACAAGCACTATTGCATATTCAATGACCGAGCAACAGATACAGGCAAAGATAATAAAGAAGCTGGAGGCTGATGGCTATTATGTTATAAAGCTATCAATGACAAACAAGCCAGGGATACCTGATCTAATAGCGATACCAAAGAACTCTGACGTTGAGTTTATAGAGGTAAAGCGTGACGGCAAGAAGCCAAGACCACTACAAATTTATCGAATTAAAGAACTTCATAATCATGGAATCAAGGCGTATATACAAGATGGGAACGGCAAAAGAGAAGTTGATACTTGACAAGTACCATGAAATAAAAGAACTTATCATGTTGGGATATAGTATGCGAAAAATAGCAAAGAAGTTAGGTATAAGTTTCATGTCAATACATGCATTCTTTTCCCTAAAGAAAAGCGTTGCTGTTTTTGGACACAAAGATCAGGCATACTTTACCGAAGAAGAAATGTTAACAGAAAAAAAATATTCATTTAAAAATCTAAGCAATGACGAAAAAGAAATCTATAAGCAACGAGAAGAAGCTGGCCTGCTTGGTAGCCATTTTACCAGTAATGATGGACTTCATGGAGGATGTAAGGGATGAGTACCCACACCTGTACAACAGGCAGGTAAAGAAGTCTGGCAATGACTTTATTACAGAGGTAGACAAGATGGGCTACTCACTAAACAAAAGAGTTGTTAATGAATCAGATGAAGATTTAATGGAGTTCTACACACAGGTCGTTAATATGGGCACTATATTTAGGCAATGGTTACTAGACCTTTAAGAGCTGTATACTGTGCAGATATTAGTGTCACATTGTTACCAATATCTAAGTCAAGCAAGCTATCTAGGGTACACAGAACTGTTGAAAAACAACCAATAACCTTAGACAATAATTTAAATCCAATATTTATTAGCACCATAGAAGATGTAGCAAGAGTAAATGATATACACAAATACACAATGACATATGAAATAAAAAATATATTTTTTTTATCAAATGTGTCATATAAGTATTAATTTATTTATATTTGCTAATCTTTATATTAAATAATAAATATATGAGTATAGTAAATTATGTAAATAGTACAATGTCAGAGATAAATGAACTCACTGATAATATTTACGAAGCTCTTATGGATGAGAATGATGATGAATTAAAATCAAATATTTTAAATTTAATTAAAGTCCTAAAGGACCTCCAAAAAACACATGAAAACTACTTACTATGACAGAGCTATTGAATTATTTAATGGCGGTCAAAAAAATAAGACAGAGATATCTAAGTTGATATCGAAAGAATTCAGAATTGAATATAACGATACCCTAAGAAAAGGTGTTTCTACTTACATAAAAAACAGAGCCTTATATACTGAATGTAATGAGGTTGGTATTGATCCAGCGACAGTAAATTATTATTGGTACAAGGGCAAGCAGTTCTCAATAAACGCATCCAATAAGGTAGACCTTGATCAATTTCAAAGTGACTTAATTGAAGAGGTAAAGACTTGGGCACCTAATTATAAAAAAATAAAGAGGGATAAGATTAAGGACGGTCACTGCCTAGTGTTTGACCCAGCTGACATCCACATAGGTAAGCTGTGCTCGTCTTTTGAGACTGGTGAGGACTACAACTCTCAGATAGCAGTTCAGAGGGTTAAGGAGGGACTACAGGGCATACTAAATAAGTCTAGTGGATTTAATATCGACAAGATAATATTCATCACTGGCAACGACATACTCCACATCGACAACCCAAAAAGAGGTACCACATCAGGCACACCACAGGACACTGACGGCATGTGGTACGAGAACTTTGTAACAGCAAAGAAGTTACTTGTAGACATAATTGAGACACTGTCTGCTATTGCAGACGTTGAGGTCGTGTATAACCCAAGTAACCATGACTTCATGTCTGGGTTCATGCTACTACAGTGCGTTGAGGCTTGGTTCATTAAATCAAAAAATGTCACATTTAATAATGACATGAGACACAGGAAGTACTCTGTGTATGGTGAGAACTTAATCGGATCTACACACATGGATGGTGCTAAGATTGCCAACCTTCCGTTGCTTATGGCACATGAGTCTGGTTCGTCATGGCACGAGTGCAGGCACAGATATATTTATGGGCACCATGTTCACCATAAATCTTCGAAAGATTTCATGTCTGTAAATGTTGAGACACTTAGAAGTCCCTCTGGCACTGATAGTTGGCACCACCGTAACGGGTATCAGCATTCACCACAGGCGGTCGAGGCATTCATACACCACAAGGAGCACGGCCAGGTGGCTAGACTCACGCACCTATTTTAATCACAATCATAGGAAATGCGCTTAATTGTCAAGTTTTTCACGCATTTAAGTTGACATTTTGGTCAAAATATTGCCAAGATTTGTGACACAATTTTACGGTATAATCGGATAACTACCGTTTATTTGCATGAATTTTTCCAGAATAAGGTTGGTATAAGGGTTGGTTATAGCCAACATAATAGCCAAAATGATGCTATAATGTATAATATAGTTAACATATTAGCCCTTTTTTGTAAACTATATTTTGCCTTAACAGTTCCATTTTTTTAATGCAAGGGTCTTCCTCGTAGGTTCTCCGTTTGGTTTTTTAGCAGGACCTGGCATACCAGACATTCTAGCGCAAAAGCTTTCTCTTCTTTTAGCGTCCTTGCTCCCTGGTTTAATTTTAGATGGCTTAGTAGTTACTGCCATCTTAAGTTTACTTCCAGGGTTATCAGCCCTATAACTAGCAACGCCTTTAGCATTTAATCCACCTGATTTTGATTTACCAGCACTGCGTGTCCATGCAGCAGTCTTCATTTTTTTTTGTTCAGCCATTGTTTTTGTTTTCAGTAAATTCTGTAATATAACTATAATCAGTTTCATATTGGTTATCATTTTCCACTGAGTATATATTCATGTCAATTTTATATCCTGGGTTTTCTGATATACGATTATATGTCCATGCTTTATCTATCCATATGATCCTGTTATTAGGATAGATAAAGTAATTACCATTATCCATTTTAAATACGTGACCACACTTATGCTCTGGTGTTTCAGAAAAATTTGTATCTAACATATTTCTATTTTCATGTGACCAATCAAGGGTAAACATATATACACCCTGTCTTTTTACTTTTGTTATAGAGATTAGATCTGCCCGTAACCCAAACATTCTTTCTCTTACCTGCACGTCTATATAAGAAGAAAAACAATCCCAGTAGATGTGTTCTGTAAGTGGCAAAATCTCAGCGTCTTTTTTCCAACAAAATGCGTTTATAGGTCTTCTAGTCCAATTAACCCCATTCTCTAAAAATGCTTCAAACAATGGGACTCTTTTTTGTATAGATGCAACTGAATGCACGTCAGCCAATGTGTGCTCACCTTGACCCTGTTCATTATTAAATAAGAACTCGTTTCTTATAAGACAAGTTATGGTAGGAATGTTTGAATTTAAGTATGCCATATCGACAAAGATACAGTATATTTTATTGTTATTAATTTTAAAAAATAGTATATTTGCTTATGGAAAATATAACAATAGAGGCAATGTGTGCCGCAGTTGAGGACTACATATATAAAAAGAAGAACGTAAGGGTTCGTATTGAAATTTCTTACCATCCATTATTTCTACAGCGTCAAGTTGACATGCTACATTGGTGCTACAACTATGCCATTATAGACTAGGCGGTTTTATCGGCTGAAGTACCTCTTCTATTTCTTCATTTATTTTAGTTGGTTGTAATACCTCTTCGACTTCTTTCTTTTTTTCAGTTGGTTTTAATATCTCTTCGACCACTACTTCTTTTTTTGTTGGTTGCAATACCTCTCCTCCGTCTCCTTCTGTTTCAGTTTCTACCTCAGAAATTTGTTCTTTGTATTCTTTTTTCAAAGATTTAATAATTTGATCAGCTGTTTGACCTTCCTTTATTTTAGAAAGATCATCAGGTGTAACTTCGTTTATTAAATTAAATATTTTAACATATTCTTTAGATTGAACTAAGCTTAATCCACCCTCATCCTTAATAAAATTAAGTTCAGTTTCTATGTAATCTTGTTTTTTTTCAGATCTAATTAAAGCCATCTCTAAATAACTAGGCTCACGTTTGTATTCTTTTTTAAAGCCTTCATATTTTTCATATTGTGGCTCAGACATGGCATTCTTTTTAATCATGTTAACAACTTTTGTGGTCATTTGATCTGCTTCTTTTGGAAGTATTTCTAACAGATACAAAGCAGAGAAGTAAAGACTATTTTTAATTACTTCTTGCTCCACTGGTCTTATCTTTTTAGTGGTTACATTTCCTCTATATTCATCCTTAAATTCCCCAGTCATAGCTAACTGATATTCATAATAAAACTTTTTAGCTGCATCATAAAAAATTGATCCCATTCCAAACGCACTACTTTCATATTTACCTGCAAGTTGATATAAGCTTTCTTTCTTTTCTTCTTCTCTAAACTTCTTTAGCTGCCGACCTTCCAATGGATCTAGACCCTTTAATCCTCTTATCTCGTTTTCATTTTTAACTAGTTCATCTAATTCAGCTTCAGTGTATCCAGTATATTGAGATAGAATATAGTCGGCTCCCATTGTAACATATTCATCTGTTAGTGGAAGAGGTGATATAAGGTCGTTTATCATTGACTTAAGGGGGAATTTTACAGAACTTAAAAACCACTTCTTGTCTCTTTCCTCATCGTCATCATCATCTTCATCGTCACCCACATAATTTTTAATTATAGCTTCAGCGGACTTATAGAACCCATAACTAATTCCAACAGCTATAGCTCTGTACGCAACCATCTCTGCTAGTGTAGCAGTAGCTGATTTAAATGCAATCTTTTTATCTTCAACGCTAGTTGTCTTAGAAGCCATGTTAATTAAATCTGAATTTAATCTAGCCTTTTGATTTAATCCAAAAGAAGCAAATGGAAGTAATACCTTTTTAGATATCCTCTTCATACTATCTTCAGCAGTTAAGAATTCTCCACCAAGCATTGGATCATTTATATTTTGTTGTCTACCAACCATAGCCTCAGCATAGTTTAATGCATCTTGATTTGGGGTATGATTAGCCCAGTCAATAGAACTCTCTTTCATATACTGTAAGTAGTATGACTGGAATGCCATCCTTGCAATCATTACATCTGGCTTTGATAAGAACCACTTTAGATATAGCTGTTGTGTTTTTTGAACCCACTTTAATGGTTTATTAAACCCTGTGGCCTTAGCGTCCAGTCTTCTGTCTACAGATTCTATAGCAGACAGTGAATCTAAACCCCGATTTGCTATTGGCATGCCAGTCTTGTTTAGCCACTCATTGAAACTAACGCTAGGTATATTAAACCTTCCTGTCATTATAGCTGTACTTATTGCAATAGGTATTGTTTGTTTTACCGACTGTAGCACACCACCTAGTGCCTTACCAACACCAAGTCTCGCAGCAAAATTGATAACCGAATCTACATCCTTATACAAATCTTTAGGCATAAATATCTTACCCTTAGACCTTCTTATATATCTATTTACTCTAATTACTAATGCATCTCTATCTTCAGTACTTGGTATCAGCTTATCCAATAATTTTGAATTTAAAAATCCATCTATCTGTCTTATTCCAGCCGCTGTATTTATATCTACTAGTGCACCCTTAAGTGAGTTAGAGTTATTTGCATCAAAATCAAAGCTCAGGTATCTACCTTCTTCCATAGCATTAGGTCTGGTTGATTGCATCAAAACCCCTGTTTTTTCTTTGTCTGTATAATTATCCATGCTAATCAAGAACGATGAGTTTCTTTCTATTAATTTTTGATCAAACTCTTCAGTTTTTATTAACTTATATTTATCTGGGGTATAGTTAAGGTCACTTCCTAGGTCATAGTTATACACCGACAAACTTACATCAGAAAGATCTTTATAGTGTTTAGACCACTGGTTTATCCACCAGTTAACAGCATCTTTATTTTCTTTTGATGCCCTTGATTCAATCACGTCTATGTCTCCAGTGCTTACGTCTAACTTATCAAATACTTTTTGATAAATTTCTGCCATAGCTTTTTGTGATTTATCTCCTTTATTCTTTAAAGTAGTAATACTTTGTGTTATCATTTTAACTCTTCTATTTGTCTCTGCCTTCATTTCTTCTAATGAACCAGTAACATTTCTTTTCAAGAAGGCCAGCATACCCCTTTCGTATACATTTTCAGGGGTATGAAATGTTTTACTCTTCCTTATAAATTTGTTGTAGTACTCATCTATTATCTTGTTGTGTAGATAATTTGCCTTATTAACACCATTAATAACAATAGAAAGTCCCATAGACTTCATTATACTTATTCCACTTTTAACTCCATTAAACATCCTCTCTATCATTAATGGAAGAGGTGTAAACTCAATTGCAAACTCCCTGCCTGCTTTTTTAGTAAAGTAAAGCCTTAATGGTCTAGCAACCTTACCCGACTTTATCTCTTCTTTAAGACCCATTTGCCCCTTGTATGCAGACAAGGCTCCCTCTAGCTTGCTAGTGATTCCATTAGTTATAAAGTTGTCCATTGCCTCAACAATAAAAAGAGCATCTCTGACACCCATTTCTGACAGATCAACCTTCAATAAATCTGACATTATAGCTACATCTTTTTGATCTATAGCTACCCTTTCTCCAGTAACTGGATTTTGATTTGTTTTTATAATGTCTGAAATTACTTCTGCCAATGAATTAAATCTTTGTGATAGGTAAGTCATCATGTAACCTTCCTTTTCTTTGCTATCCATTTTATATGCTGGATCCTTTTTCATTGAATCAATAACTCCTTGTATTTGTTTTGCCGTCATGTCACGAGATATAAACCCAGATTCTAATAGCTCATTATTAGTAGCCAAGAGCTCATCCTTTAATTGTTGATCTTGTTTTTCAAGTTCATCTTTTACAAATTTTGACACCGCCTCTATGTTTGTAGCTTGTTTTAATACCATGTCAAAGTAATTATCGTTGTCAATAGTAAATGTTTTAGCTCTTGATGGAGCTACTGCTTTCTTAACTTTCTCAGCAATATCTATATATTCCTCTATATTTTCAACCATAGATGGGTCTAGCTTTGTAAACTCATTGGCCATGCCAACAACCTGTGCCTGATTGTTTGTCTTTAATAACTTTCTGATAGCCCTTTTGTAAGAGAATGCATCATTTAATCTATCTTGATAGTTTGCCCTCTCGAATACTTTGGCTGCGTAGTCAATAAGTCTGTCAACCTGTACTGAACTATCAAGATTTACTTTACTAACTCTTGTGATGATTGTGGTCGCTTGGCTCACCTTTAATTTTCCAAGTTTAGCCATTGACTTGATGGCATCAGACAACGACTTTCTTTTAAAGTTTAGGTCACCCCTAGCCTCTCTAGCTGCCTTGGCCTCTAGTCTTAGTTGATCTTTAAATGCAGCCGCCTCGTTAACTGTAACCATCTTTGGTTTAGGCGTGCCCATTATCTTAGCTACAGATGGTGCCTTCTTTAGTTTCTGTTTTTTAGATTCTTTAAAGTCTCTTACCTTCTGTTCTCTCTCTATATCGGTTGCATCTTGATACCAATTTGACTTCTGTATGTAGTCTAGTGCATCCTGAGTAGATGTGGCCCAATCTGTTCCACTATCTAATGACTTCTTGAATACATCCTCAGACTCCTTGTCCATTCTTGTTTCTTGTGTGGTCTTTTGGAGTTTTATTTTGGCTCCTCTGCTAGATACTCCAGTTCTTCCTGAAGATTTGGATTCTCCGATACTAGTTCCTGATACTGCTCCCATGTTATTGGTGGCTCTAGTCCCTTCCAATCCAACAATTCTTCCACTGACATTTGTTCTTGCTTTTTCATCTTTTAATATGTTTATGTATTCAGACCACTCTGTTATATTAGGGTCTTGTGATTGATTAAATATTTCTTCTTGAACTTTATATAATGATTTATTTCCACTAACTAATTCATCCCATATGTTAGAGATCTTTTCTTTGTATCCAGATTTAGCTTTTTCTTTAGCAGGGAAAATAGCTCTTGCTGCTTCCCATGTTATAGATTGTAATGCTCTAGCTTCAATTCCTAATTCATCAGCTAACTCTCTATATGCATCAGCATAAAAAGCAAATGTAGCAGCATCAAAATTTACTTCATAATCATTTGATGCTAATGGCTTAAACAATGCAATTGCCATAGCATGAGTATCTATAGTTACAGCTCTCTTGTCAGATGGATCTGCAATATTCATGTAAAAGTTTCTAACCTTATTTGCTTCTCCTAATTGATTAGATATATTTTCAATACTCCCATCTCTAAATATAGATATACCCTTAGCTATTACACTATAACCACTAAATGATGAATCTCCTTTTTGATCCTCAGATATAGCTGTTCCAGTTGGTATTCTAATAGGTGCTTTTCTACTTAATTTAGTGTCATAATAAGCTCTAATAAAAATAGCAGCATCTAAATCTGATAATTTAGACAAAGGAGTTCCTATAGCTTTTAAAAGAGTAGGAATATATTTTTTCTGTTCTGCATACCCTTCAGATTTAGATACATAATAATCAAATAATTCTTTAGTAAATATACTATTACTTTCTGAATGCATTAAATTCATAATTACATCAGCAAGATGTAAGTTGTCAAACCACGGCATCTGAGGGGATTGAGTTGCTATTATTGCAGCTGCCTGCTCATTAGTTAACTCATAGTTATTAGCCATATCTTGAGCTATTAAATTAGCTCCATCATACCATAATTTACTTATTTGTCTAATTCTAGGTGAAACAGAATTATATACAGATAAAAGATTTGACTTAACAATATCTTTTGCTTTTTTATAAATACCTTCAGATTTATTTTCAAGTTCTAGTCCTTTTAATCTTTTTAAATTAGTTGATAAATCATAAAACATACTATTATACAATGAATCTTTAGTTGATTTATGTTCAATATTTAAAACAGCATTTAATTGATCATTAAGATCTTTCATTTTTGCTATTTTTTTAATATTAACAATAGCTTCATTTCTTAAACTTATCTTACTTAATTTCTCTTCTTTAGTTAATTTTTTATTACTTTTAATTTTTACAATTTCTTTTAATAATGAATTTATTTTAGGTAATAATTTATTTTTATTATGTTCTAGAGCTTTATTTATACTTTCTTTACTAGCTCCAGCTAAAGAATTATTTAATTCTTGTTTTACATTAATATTAAAAGTATTATAATTTGAAAATTTAGCAGCTGTACTATTATAACTTGAAGGAGCATTTTCCTTTACATTTTTTTGATTAATTTCTCCTGAAAACGAAACAAATTTAACTTTATTGGAAGTCTTTTTTTGTACCCATGTAGGTATAGCCTTTCCTTTAATAGTTTTATCTACTACTTCTTTAGCTATTTTAATAGAATCTTGCTCAGAAAGAGATTTTTTTATTTCAGCATTTAATTCTATGTCCTGCCTTTTAATTTTACCTTCACCTCTATAATCTCCCTCAATCGCCTTACCAGTCCTAAGACTTTTAGACATATAATTAATAAAGTCAACAGCCTCTTGTGCAGTTGCACTAGACTTTATTATTACAGGTAGGCCTAAGCTTCTAGCTATTCTATTGATTAGATTTAAAAACTTTTGAAACTTTGTGGTTGTTAGCTCAGTCTCTGCTTCGGACATAATAGCTCCAAGCTCAGATAGAAACTCTTCTGCCCTATCTGATTCATTATACATAGAGATAAACTTGTCTAACTTAGCTTTAACGTCTTTGTCTGATATAATATTTTTAAGACCATTAGCAAAGTCAGTTATAGTCTGAAAAGACTTGCCAGATCTTAGTATTGCCTCGTGGAATGCCTCATGTAGTATTGTAGTTTCCTTAGCAGTATCCATGTTTACATGAATCTCTTTCTTAATTTGAGCTCCTGCTGCATTTCCTACCTCATCAGATATATCATCTACATTTCTACCAGTTGTATCTGCTATGGCTTGGTGCATCTCTGACTGATTGTTATGAAGATAGATCTTAACACCAGGCAAAGACTTCATTATCATAGCTGCTGACTTAGCTATTTTTTGTTTTAACGGTGTATCTTGTTTTGATGCTACTTCTCTTGAGTTCTCAGGGGTAACTAAGTTTTGCTTGTAATCTATTTTTTTAGCTGTAGTTGCTTTACTGTCAAAAACATTTGGCATCCTGCCCTCCTTTAACGCCTTAGCAATTTCTTTAAACTGCTTTGGTGTAAACTGCATTGGATTTTCTCCTGTAGCTCCAGTCTTTACATTTTCAAATGTGCTCATGTCAAACAGAGACTCCTGTCCTGACAATCGACCAAACTCAATAGCTTGACCTCTAGATGATTCAGGTGCAAGTATGTTTAGGTCTATAGACACCTGATTACTATTAGGGAACTTATAGATACCAACCTTTACCGTCTCAGAATCTCCGATCTTATCAGAGTGCTCTTCAACAAAGTTAGATATCATCTCTGGAGTAATCTCCTCCATTGTTGTGTTCATGCTGATTACAGGTACAACCAATCCAGGACCTTCGTACTTAACCCCGTCAATATTAAATGTAGCCCCATCCTCATCAACTTCTTTCAATGACTTTACTCGGCTAACCTCAGCTGTTGTATTGGTAGCAATGGCAGGCTTGTTGATTGTGATTTCACCTGTGGTCTCTAATAGTGGACTGATTAAATTGTCATACTTGTTGTAAACCTTATTGTACTTATCTAGTACAGTCTTTGGCATGAGAGTTTTATCTATCTCACCATTTACCTTGTAATTTTCTATTTTAGGTATAACCTTAAGAAGCTCCGCTTGTTCTTCAGCTCTGTAGGTAGTTACTTCTTCTTGTACTTTGCTTGGGATAGTGCTATTGCGACTATCTGTTTCATTGACCGTGGCTTTCCGTTGTCCCCCTTCGACTTGCCCGCCTTCTGGTTGTCCTTCACTAGTTCCTTGATATTCGCTGACACCGCCTTCTGCTGTGCCTGCTTGCTGTTTGTTTGTGGTTTCTTTAGCGGCATTGTTGCTTATTGTTTTAAGTGATTCATTTATTTCAGAGACTCTGGTTTTTTGAGCGTTTACTAATGCAGGATCCTTTCCTTCTATTTCTTTTTCTATTGTTTGCTTTTCTCTTATTAAATTAAATGCCTCTTTTTTTTGTTCAGTAGACAATTCTTTTGGAATAGATTTAAACAAAGAGTATACACTGTTCACGCTCTCCATTCGTTGTTCGGCAGTTTCTCTAGTTATTTTTTTATTAGCTAAATCTAGTTTTATAGCATTCTTAGCTGTTAAAATTAATTCTGGGTCAGTTATTGTATTGTACAACAAATCAAATTTAGCGTCTGCTTTTGAATTATCAAAACCATTTTTTAGGGCTGATACAGATTGCTCTCCACTTGACATTATACCCCCTCCAATCGTTCCATAATAAAGATTTTCGAGTACAATATCCTTAGCCTCTTGCCTTCCCTTTTCGGTAGTTATATCTGGTAAATTAAATAAATCTTTTTTGTGGTATTCATTAAATATAGCTTTTGCACTCATAGTTGCTACCTCCTGACCCCCCTCAGTAAATCCTTCAGCAAATGAGCTTCCCACAATCTTAAGTGTACCTAGTGCTATTTGGTTGGCAATACTTTTTTTCACAACTGACTCTACATATTCTATGGTGGCATCCTTAGGGATTTCTGTTACAGCTTTTGCAAGTGTTTTAAGTAATAATTTTTCAACTAAAGGATCCCCAAGTGAGATCTTTGCACCAAGTTTATCTAAATATCCCACCGCTATACTGACTGGTACAGCCAATATATTTTTTTCAAAGGAAGTTAAATCATCAAATTCCTCCCCCCTCATTTCTTTATTTATCGCATTGTATGACTGAGAGAAAAATCCAAAAAGAGTAAGGTATTTATTTCCACCTCCACCCGCCATTGCGCCTAATGATTCCGATACCATTCGAGCAGATTTTTCAAAGTCATTTCTTTTATCAGATTGAGCGTACTCCTCAGTAGTACCAAAAGCTGCTTCAGTATATCGATTTATTATTTCATTGTCAAAAACATTAGATAGTTCCCTCTTAAACTCATTGTACTTCTGTGTATCACTTTTATCTAAATCCACAGCGTATGAAGGACCGAAAAGATCGTCAACCTTAATAAGCCCAGTCCCTACAGCTGCATCTAGTGCTAAAACAACCGAACTCTCTGCCTTCTCCATCATTCCTGTATAAAGTCCTGATGCTATATTTCCAACAAATGATCCCTGTGCTTCTTTTTCTATGTATTTTTTAGCAACTACTACTTTATTTTGTTCTTCAATCGTTTTTGCATTTTCATTAAGCTTTACCAGATCTTCTGAATTTCTGACAAATGATTTGTTTAAATCAGAATAATAAGAAAATTCGTCAGTCTTCTTTAATTGTTCTATGGATTGATAAATTTTGTTAAGATTTTCGACTTGTAAATTATAGTCATTAATATCTTTTTCTGACGGATTTTTTTTACCCTCTAAATTTTTTTTTATTCCAGTTAACTTATCGTTTAATGTTGTGAATTCTTTTGCAAGATTATCATATTTAATTATTGTTTCAGTTCCTTTTAACTTATCCAATTCATTTTTATCTGATTCTAACCGTTTTGCTATGTAAATTACTTGTTCTTTTTGTTTAACAACATAATTATTAATTGCTTTGGTGTCAATCTGCGATGATTGAAATTTTTCAGGATGACTAAGTTGTAGTTTATAGTAATTATTTCTATTCTTTTCAACGTCGCCAGTGTTAATACTTTTTTCCTCTTCTGCTGTGAGCAATGTCGTTTGAATCCATTGAGATAATTCTTCTGGATTTGATGGATCAAAAACTAGAGAATTCTGGCCTACACTTTCTGCATAAGAAAAATATTCATATGCCTGCATAAGCCAACTATCTGCTGGACTTTCTTGAAGTGCTCTCTCTGTAGCGGTTCCATAGTTTACCCTAAGCTCCCCATTATCCATATCAAAATAGATATCAGTGCCTTTAAAATGATTGTTTAACGTATTTACGTCTAGTTCAGCAGGAAGATTATTAGCTTTTGTGTAGGCAAGATATCCATCAGCAGTATAGTTGTTTTGTATCTGTTTTAGGGAAGATTCAAGTACTTCTTTGGGCACAACATTTTCAAAAAACCCTAAGGCAGGATTTCTTTTATCTTCCATAATCCTGTTAAAACTTATAATGCTTTTAGCAGTAGCATTCTCTTCTAATTTTTCGTAAAATTTAGTCTGAGCTATATAAGAAGGAATAACTTCTGTTGATATCTCCTGTTCCAGAGTTTTATTTTCGATTGGTTGATATTCAGTTATATATCCTCCCGTATTTTCATCAAATGTTGTTGCTATTTTATTTGGTAGTGGTTTTGGTTTTATGTTTAAATTAGCAGACGTTATCTTATTACTTCTTACTACCGTTTCGTTTTGCTTCCTCATTTCTTCTTGAGTCAACTTTTTTTCTCTTTTGCTTAATTGTGTTCCAAGTTTTTCTGCCGAAAATTCTGTTTCAGGATCTAAATCTGGATTAAACAAAACAAATTCACCAGTACCCCCACTGTCTCTCCAGTTATTATACACTTGTACATATTGATCAATTTTTTTTTGATCTTTATATATATTAGCTCTGTCTTCCTCAGAAATATTTAACGCCTGAATATTTTGATCTACGACACGAAGTGCACCTTCATATCCTTTCTCAAAAACACCGCCTAAATAACTAAAGTCTACATTTGACATTGCCTTTTTAGCACCCGATTGAATGTTATTTAAGTACGTCCTCATGTATGAAGACAACCCATCGTTTGGCGTTACCGTTACTTCTGGAACAGTTGTTATTGGATCAACAGTTAGATCGCTAAGATATTGATCTAAAGAAAATTTAAATGGTGGTTCGGTAGTTGTATTATCAACCCTAGAATATTGATTGTCCTCATTAACAATATTTTCATCATCAATCTCTGCCATTATTTATTTTTTAAAGAATGAAGTCCACGCTATTTTGTTATCTGGTGAGCCATATCCGAATAGGTCAAACATTTCTCTTGGGTGTTTATAGTAAACATATGCAGCTTTTGTACCTTCTTTTTTTATACCCATGCCTTTCCCAGGATCCCATGTCACCTTATATTCTCGTCCAAGCATTGACGCTATTTCGCTTGAGTTACCCCATGAATTCAATACCTGAGTAAAATAATCATTTTGTTTTTTTTCATCTGCTGCATTCTTTATTTCTGTAGCAGTTGGTTTCCCAGAGCCACCTCTAGAGCCACCTCCAGAGCCACCGCCACCGCCCCTACTAATACTTTCAATTGTCCCTACATATCCAACCTGTGATCTTATTTGATCATCAATAAGTTTCTTAGCTTTCGCTATTTGTTTTTCAGATGGAACAGGTTGATAAACTTGATTTTGGTCAAGCGCAGTATAAATTAATGTTTCGGCTAACTCTTCCTTTAATTTTTTTTCTTCTTCAGCTGTATAATCAGGTTGTTTTAGATAAGCTCTTGCCTTCTTTTTTGTTTCAAAAAGATCATTTATCTTTTGGTTTTTTTCTTCATCTGTTCTATAGTAGTCCATATTAGATCCAGAAAGTTTTTCTAAAACTGAAGCTGTATATCGAGGGTTACCTAGTACAACGTTTTCGAATGCGATAACGGTGTTCACAGTTGCTTCGTTTTGAAATGGATCTTCAGTTATTTTATTTCCCTTACTATCTATCTTTTCTATTTTATAAGGCTCAAGGTTCTTAGTAAGATCAATGATTTCTTTATCTACATCAAAGAAATTATCAAGGAAATTATTAGGTTGGGCGTAACTCATTGTAGATGTCATATCAACTACCTTACCATCTGATATTTTTGAAATATAAGACTTTCCAGTTTCATTGTCAAAAAATATTTTTTTATCTTTTAAGTCTCCAAGTTCAGCTTGAATTAGAGCTAAATATTGTTCAAATGGGCTACCTGTTGGATTTCCAGTTTTTGCATCTGGAATCTGTCTATCCATAAGCGTTTTATTCGCTGCGTCAAATTGCTTTGCTGTTCCTGCAAGCGTGCTCCAATTATCGTTGAGAGCATTTATTCTTTTTTTATAGTCTTTAGGGCTTAATTGACCGCTCTTTAAAAGTTTGTTCCATTCTGATATCTTTTGTCTTCCAGCATCAGCGCCGTTTAATATAAAGTCATTTAAGTTTTGTGAGGAATACAACTGCTGTTTATTCATTAGCGCATTTGCATCGGTCATGATTAAGTCAAGTGCTTCCTTTTCTTTCTCTACTGCTAAATCATTTGCTTTTCTTCCAGTCTCTACTGCATTAATGTTACCGATTAAACCCTCGGTTATTTTACCCCAGTCAACACCTGCTGTTGGTATATATGTACTATAATCTTTGATTGGCATATTAAATTACTTTAGTTATTCCTTTACTTATTTTTACCATTTACCCCTCATCCTTTCACCTATTTGTTGCGTCTTTTTGTATGCTTCATATCCATATGGATCGTCTAAAGTTGGTTTGTCTTTGTCTAATATTCCGCCTATACCAGTCAGTGCCGACCCAGCAGATGTAGCCATTGAATTAATTGCAGCAGTCTTTCTTGATTGTGCCTGAGCCCTACGTAGTTCAGCGTCTTGCTTCTCTCCCATTCCTATATTAAACTCTCTCTCTCCTCTTCTAGCCTCAATACCCTGCTCTGCGTTTGCCTGTTGTAGATCTCTATTATATTGAGCATCCTGTGCAGATGCAGCTAGTTGTAAGTCCCCTTGTAAACCAACCTGAGCTAATTGCCCAACACCACCAATTACCCCAGCAGCTCCAGCTCCTTGTATAGCATTAAGTGCTTGAGCATCTCTTTGTGCTCCTGCTTCTTGTGCTAGGTCAAACCCTAGTGTAGGTACCTGGACATTTTTAAATGCGTTCTGTTCTTTAATACTTTTAAGCTGATTTGAGGCATCTTGAGATGCCTTACTAGCTATTTTCATATCTTTGTTTGCCTTGATAGCTTGAGCGGCACTAAGACCCAAACCACCTAGTGCTACTATTGTTGATGTTACTGCTGCCATTTTTTTTTATTTAAAAATAAGACCTGTATAAGTCTTGATGATTTGTCAACACCAAAGTTACTAAAAATATTCCGACTATGATATAGTGCGGAGTCAAAAATAAACATTCTGTTAAACTTAGACCTTACGTCTATCATCTTGTCTTCACAATCATATATTGTTGTGCCGTCATCACTTGGATGGTTAAGACTTAAATATAACACACACGTGATATCTCCCATGATCTCATCGTTGTGTACGTTGTTTGGCTCTATCTGACCATATGGAGACATCCTAACAAAATTATGAACCACATCGTAATCAGGCAATATCCCATGTACCGTATCTTTTACCTCGTCATCTCTTACCTGTATATTTCTAAATATGCCAGACTCTGATTGGTAATCTATAAACTCGTTATTAAATATATCTTCTATATGGCCATGTGGATTTTCTAAGAAATCATCTATCACCATGAAATGGTTTACCTTCATATAGTCATAATCATTTCAGTGCAACTTGTACTGCCAGACTTAAATCCACAATTTTCATACCTCTTTATAAGGCTGGGACTCTTTAATGATGTGTATATGTACTTGCACTTGTTTACATCTCTTGTTACGTCTACAAGGGAAGATATTAAGAACTCTAGAGCCTGCTTCCTATCTTTTTCTTTGTACTTGAAGTTTGAAACTATAAACTCTATCCATGCCGTCTTTGAGTTTGTGAAGTATATAAACCCAGCACATATGTCAACGCCATCCTTAGAAACCATTAAACCACCAACTCCGTCTTGTGGGAGCATATCCCTTGGAGGTGCGTCCCATCTCCAATCTTTCCACCAGTCGACTAGTACTTCGTAGTCGCTGTCTATTAAATACCTTACATCCATAAACAAATTTACATATAACTTTTGAAAACTGACGTTCCAACAGCAAATAATTCTGTCTCTGCGGTCTCTGTAATTGGGAGAGTCAATGTAATGTCTAGGTAGTAACCCCTAACACCGTATGACTGTGCGAGTGGATCTGATATAGATACTAGGTATTGACCCACAGTTGGGGTGGCCACCACAGTAGCTGGTATCATGTGAACCTCTCCTGAATTAGTTGTAAAGTCAAGCTGACCTAGATACACAAGTGTCCCGCCTGGTGGTACAGTAGTACTTAGATCTATCGTATACACGCTTGATCCATATGGATATGTAGTGCTAAAGTTAGGAGTAACTGCATTTAAATTTAATGTATATATAGGAGAAGCTTCCGCTGCTATTGTTCCCATTCCTCGCATATAATTTGCCGATGCATCTACCTGACTGATGTTAGTAAGCAATGATAGATTTTCTGGATTGTATCGTATAAATGAATACCACTCCCCCTCCTTTACTTCAAACCAATCCCTTGATATACTTCCGTCCTGAAGATCTGTAGTTAGACTTACGTTCCAGCTATTGTTGGAGTCAAGATCTATTGTCTTAAACATTTTTACGCTTGCTGGATCGTCATTAAATATCGTCTGAACACTGCAACCATAAACAACATTATTGTAGTACCTAGTCCTTGGAACTGACACGTCATTATGTCTATATAAATTACCCTGGTTGAACGTATAAAAATTACTATTTAGACACACCATCCATTCGGGTATGTAAGACCAAAATGAGGTCCACCCAGAAACATTCTCAGAATACGAAATAGTTACATCTGCCATAGTACAAATTTACAAAAAAATTACTCAAGACAAGTATCGATAGATTTCAATAGCTTATAGTACATATAAGAGCACCTCTCTGGCACAACATTCAAGTCTTCTTTGAACGGATACTTGTCCATGTACTTTGCCTTACAAAACATTCCAGATTTATCATTCATTACACCTGCGTTATGAAAAAAATTGACGCTCTCCCATCTTGATACAGGGCACGTGGCCCAACAAAAATCAAACTCACTAGGAACAACAACGGTATGCCCTAGCTTCCATCCCATCCAAAGCTCTACCCACATGCTTGCCGTCCATGCCTGTATTGGGTATGGGTCTCCCTCCTTCTTTACATGTTGATTGTCCATTAAAACATCGTACAGTTTTAAAGAGTATTCCTCCACCTGCTCCCAGTACTCATGGTCTATATTTTTAAATAGCTTCTGTGCTCCACCACTGTTCTTCTGGTTGTTCTTGATAACATCTTTATCTATACCAACTGTTTCACACATAGCATCTAATACCTCCTCGCCCTTGCTCATTATATAATCGTAACCTATATAGCTAATGGTATCAGAGAAGTACCAAATGTCATCATGTAGAAACTTTGAGAAATCAAAGTATTTAGTAAATAAAAAATCAGCATCATGAAAAAATATAGCGTCTCTCTTTAGATATGGATGGGCCTTAAAATGTTTTTTTAATAAATGACCCTGTATTGCTGGAAGATATTTACACTCTCCCATAGTGTCTTCATAGAAAAAAAATCTAGCCTTTGGAAATCTCTTCTGTAGCTTTATCCATGACTCAGGTATGTCTTCTTGATAGCCTGCAACAATATCTATATGGTTTTCTTTATAACCAAGACTTATAAAGTTATGTATATAAACCTCTACCTGCCAAGAATAATAATCTATTGCTGGCTGTGCAGATAAAAATCGTAGTCTCTTCATTAACAGTTTTTAGTGTTTCCAGTCCATATAGCCCCATCCCACTCATAGGCAATTGACCCATCAAAAAGCATATAGTAATTTGCTGGAGCCAATATTAATCCAGATGGGTCTGTGTATATATTACTTACTACCATTGATCCAAGTGGATCTGTAATGTAGTATAATGATATATCTCCACTACATACGTTAATGTATGACCCAGCCTTACAAATCACCTCTGTCAGTGGTGGCATAGTAGTCGTAGTAGTAGTCGTCGTAGTTGTAGTAGTCGTAGTAGTTGTAGTAGTCGTAGTCGTAGTAACTCCTATGCAGTCAGCACAGTTGTTATACTGAAAGAATATTGTTCCGTCAACTATACCTGGGACTGTAACCGACATTATCTCGTAACACTCACCAGCACTATCTTTTACTATTGCTCCAATATCAAGACCAGATAGATTCTGATACTCTAGTAAGTATGAAGGACCGCCCAAGTTTGTGCACTTCTCACCATAATAATAGAATAACGGTATTGTGGTCGTTGTGGTTGTAGTAGTAACGTACAGACATGTATCAAACTGCAACACCTGCCCCGTATCAGCTATGTTAATCGCAGCTAGTACACCGCCATTATCAGAGTAGTACCATAGGTAACCACCATTAAACAAATTAGCACCCAATGCATCAGAGTAAACAAAGTCGTTTACTATTGGATTAGGGCCAGCACCATTATGGTACATAGTTGTTAGAGAGGGTGTTATGTTGCACGTATTAAAGCTAGAATTAAGACCAGTAATGTCCATACTAAATGGAGTAATGACTGGAGCTGTGGTTGTCGTAGTCGTAGTTGTAGTAGTCGTTGTGCCCGTACACGTTGAACAGTCTGGGTATATAGTAACTGGATTCTCTATATAGTAAAATGGAAATCCTCCAATAGATGATGCTGTTATGGTCCAGCAGTTGCCGTCTGTAGTCTTAACTACATCTCCAACCAATATCCCAAACATACTTGAATCTAATAATGTTACAGATATAGTTGGATCTGAACAAGACGTTGCCTCAAAATAATCACCAGCAGGTAATGTGGTGGTGGTAGTAGTCGTTGTTGTTGTAGTACTACCAGGACACACAGCTATATCATTTACGTATCCATTCGAGTCAACCTTTATTACGTAGTCTGACTTGTCTATATAGTACCACTTATTCCCACCAATAATAAAGTCTTCTTGATTTCTATCTAAAAATATTTGATCTCCCTTTGTTGGAACTAGTCCAGAACCAATAAAGTATGAAAGCGTAAACGATGGTGTTATAGTGCAACAGTCAGCAGATGTTTTTTTAAATTGTTCTATATCTATTAAAAATGGATTATAATCACTTGACTGTCCTATGTACACACCTATTGTTCTAGGGTCGCTGTCTCCAAAACAATTTGCAGCAATTAAGTCTACATTAAAATTTGTGGCCTCGTTTACGGTTCCAGATAGTATCCCATTTTCAAATGTAATCCCAGATGGAAAAACTACAGAGTTACATTTGCCATTGTCTGAAATCGATCCACTACCTCGCACAACAGTTGGATATGATAGTGTACATATTTGCATGTCAAACCCTTGTGATACTGTTATATTCTTTGAATTTCCATCACAGTCAGTATACTCAAACAATGTAGAATCAGTACCACCTGTCAATATATACTGACGACATAGAGTGTCAACGGTCCACGATGTTGGAGAATTAGTCACACTTATTGGTATATTTACATTTTCATTTATATTAAAGTATATATCCTCTTGATATATAAATGGTACCGCAAAATCAGGGCAGTTACATGCAGATACAGATACTACTATACCTGAATCACTTACCAGACAGTATGTCTTATTTACAGGCGTTGGAATAGCACATATAGAGGTATCAATCATATGATATGCATCATTACCATCGAACACTGACAGACCATCTGAGGTTGTGTATATGGTGTCACCTGACACTGGAAGTAATCCTGAGCCATTATGATAGTACATGTCTAAAGGACACTGAGTGCACACATCGGCATCAGTACCATCAGTTATATCTATCCAAAAGGTATTTAAATATGTATCGATCTTGCTTACAATCCAAATTGAACTTACAGAAACAGGAGATGATACTATAATTGTAGCATCGTCAAATCCAGTTCCAGCAGCAAACTTTTTAAATAATAGACTCCCAACACCATTATTTACTAGTCCATCATACGGTGATTGCAGTGCTATATTTGATGGGTCTACACCATAAGCTATTAATGCATTGTAGTTTGCCAATGAATTTAACCCAACATACTGCGAGTCAGCAACAATAACGTCACCCCACATTATCTGAAATCTAGTAGGATAATCTATTGCATTATAGTTTATACCTGTTATACCAATATCACCTCCAAGTGGAAAAGATATAGACCTATCTGATGTTTCACCTAAAAACGACACGGTACCTGTTCCAATATTGTCAGAATAGTCCCACAATAAATAAAGATATTCATAGTCATTTGGATTGACAAAGGTGAACGTACCCTCATATATTCCATAGTTATAAATTACAGGTATTTCTATTCGGTCGGCTATTATTATATCTCTGTCTGACTGACTATAAAGTTGATCTGATACCAAGTAGTATAGCTTATTATTTAGTGTAGGTACTAAGTCAGTAAATGCTCCAGATGGATCTCCAGACTTTACTGTAACAACTGACCCGTTAGATGGCATAAAGTCAACCCCACCAACTCCAGTCAACGTATCAAATAATGCAATGCTAGCATTACTAAGTATAACATTGTTTATGTCGTACTGAGAGCTGCCTGTATATTCAAACGATTGATTTGTATTCATTTTATTAAGATGTTGGATTTGTTAGTACAATGTTTGTTATTCCAGTAAGAGTACCTATCCCCTGTGTTAATATAAACTGCTTAAATAAGAGTCCACAATAATATACTCTGAATGTAACTGTTCTTACTATCCCCGTGTTGTTACTTGCAATATTTCCATATACTAACTGGTCATATCCTCCTGGTGGAACATAATATGATACCCAATTTACCCCAAATCCATCATCTATCACCTGTAAATTCCACGTAGACTGAGGCGTATTTATAGCAAATAAAAACATGGATATACCACCCGTAGCGGCTGATACTGATTTCTGAGTTGGAAACAATACCAACTGACAGGGTATTGTTGATGTTTGGTTAGAAGAAATTACATACGCCCTGTTGTATGGGTCATATCCCCCTATTTTTTGCTTATTCGTTGTGTCGATCATTAAGTCTCTAAAGTAGTCTGTCATACCATCTGATGATATGTTAGCTATTTGATTCCCAGTTAACTTTAGTACAACACCTCTTTTTTCGTCTGTAAAGTAAATTTCGCCTCCATTATAAGCAAAGCTCTCAGGGTTATTACTTATACCGTACTCCCCTGGATATGCTATCTGATTACCAAGTACTTCTGGTATAGATGCTACCTGTCCTCCGCCTAAAGCATCAACTAGTAAGTTCTTACCATACAGTACAGATGTGACCTTGTCTTGATGTAAAACCAATAGATCTGAGTCTCTAGCATGCAGCTTTCTTACGGGCCCGTACTGCTTATCTAAATTCATAAAATTTGCAAGTGATAGGTTGAACTCATTTAGTCTATTTACAGATGAGTCACCCCTAAATATTCCGCTATAGGTTAACGATGCAAATTGATTTTGCTCAGAGTAGTCTTCTATTATTGTTGTAACTCTTGGGCTATAACCCATGGTTGCATTTGCAAAATCGTCCTTAATCCTGTATGACTCTAGGCCATTCCCAAAACAAAAGGCATTGTAGTCACTGTTTACAGAGTCTGGATGATTTAGTTGTATTGTTGCGCCAGTTGTTACAGACGTTTGATCTTTCTCACCAATAGTGTATGCCACGCCTCCAGGAACTGTTGGTCCACCAGGGAACGGAAGGTCTATAACTATAGCGTATCTGCTAGGTACAGCAGTGATTGTGTATGATGTTGTTGGTGTTATTCCAACTGAATTTACATATACCTTTTCTCCAACAGTAAAATAATGTGGTTGAGTTTTAGCTGTTTGTGTTAACCTAGTAAATCCTACAGCATTTTGTTTTGTATTATACTGCCACCTTGATATATGCTTATTATTTATAATTGGATACGTCTTGGTTAGTTCGTGAAATATATCTACATCATTCTCGGATGGAACAGTTTCGCACACAATAAAATTAGATGGAGGTGTTTGTGTTATTGTAAAATAGGTTTCAATTACGTTTTGCTTATTATTTCCATCTCTTTTCCCATATCCCTTTAGAAACATTTTCACATTAGTTCCATCCCATCTATTGTATGTAAAATTAGTTGCTTCTTGATTTCCAGCAGTTGAATTATATAGCTGAATATTTGCTATTGATGGGTATGGGGGATATACTTGTGTCTGTGCAGCACCAGTTGTATTTCTAAACCATACACCACGACTACCAATATCAGATCCACCATTATCATTTTCTTTAAACAACAGATACGCCCCTGACTCTATAAACCACTCCTCTATATTATTATAGTTCTGTTGAGAGGCAGGAAATGTTTGTAGCGTTGTATATGCATTTGGATTATATTTATCTCTTTTTATTGTAATTGATATTAAGGCACCTGCATACACTGGTCCATTACAGTTACAGTTAACTATTGCAAAACCACCTGTTTTTTTGTAGTGTGTTTCTAATAATCCTCCATTATTACCATTTGAACTATTAAAATAATTATTCCCGTTTACAGATCTACAATTAACAATAAATTTATCTCCTAGAGATACAGATGTAGAAGTCCATTTAACAACAAATGCTAAGTTTGGTAAGTTAATAGCCGAACCAGTTTGCCCTGGAGGTAAATTTATGTAGTGTAATGTATTTATAGTTATTGGAATATCTGCTGACCACCCTATAAGACCAGCAACATCAGAAGTATATCTGTACTTATTTCCAGGTCTTATCTGTATTGTATATCTTAAATCTATACCCCCATAAAAAAGATTTGAAACTCCTATGCCATTAGATCCAGCAATGGCTTGAATACCTGGATCTTGAAAGCTAGTAATCATTGCCCCTGCATTTGATGTACTACTACCATAAAATATAGGAGATGTTGTATATCTAACTTGCATATTCATATATCCACCAGTTCCAGCAGCATTAGAACTATTTACAAGTACAGGAACAGTGTACCCCAAAGCTAGTGGACTAGAATTTGGATTATTAGTTCCTAGAGCTGTACCACCACAAGTTTGTGCCGTAGGAGCAATTAAAAATACGTCTCCTGAGTCAATTTTAATCTTAAAATATAAACCCTCGATAGCATTAGGTATAAACGCTGCCGCCTTTTGTTCTAGCTCTAGTATCTTAAACTGTTTATTTACGTGAGTAGCACCTCCAGTAGCTGTTTTAAATATTAAATATCCACCAACCTTAAATTTGTCTCTATCTGACTCGTTAATCAAAAAGTATCTAAATGACCCACTTGCATAAAATAACCTTGGAAATATATTGTAGTATGTCTGTTTAGCCTGTTTTATTACAAGTCTATAGTTTGTAGCCCAGCAAGGAGGAGAATTTTTTATTTCAACAATTAGACTATTTGCTGTATCTGAATTTGTTGGTGGAATATATACAGCGTTGCTACTACTGTTTGAAGTATTACTCTCGGTAGACGTGAGTGCCGTTGTCATACGTCCATATTCATCACCATACATAATACCTATCTCGTAGTCCCTGTCACTTCTAAATGTTGGCTTTGGATATAAAGTGTTTACAACAGCAGATGATGCATAGTTAACAGTAAAATTCATGTTTATGCCAACGTCATTGCAGTCTGCAATGTTTCTAAATTGTAGGTAGTTACCATATAGCAACCTGTTCCCTATCATGTCTTGTGCCTGAGCTCTTAACGGTACATTGTCAAATAGTCTTGTTATCTGATCTGCAGATATTGGGGCATATATCTTGTTATTTCTAAATGTAAAGCTAAACGTAGTATTACTTTGTATTGACATGTTTGCCTTGTTCAGGTTCTCAATGATCATTACATTTAAGCTACGTGTGTCTCTAACAAGTAGCTGTATCTCTGTTACAAATTGATTTCCTGTCTCGAATGTAATATCAGCTTTGTTTATAGTATTGACCATTCCCTTATTGTCACCAGTTTCAAAGTCTATGTTAAGCTGTCCTGGAACAAATGCAACTGAAGAGAACGGAGATATTGAGCTGTACTCGTTATCTATGTACTTATATCTATACGCAAAATATAAAAACTTCTCCTCTAGATTATTTGTTTGGATTGCACTGTCATTACTTAAGAATATGTACGGAGCGTTCATTGGAGGGTTAAGAATAACATTTATGTCTAATGGAATTCTTGGGTCATTTTGACCATAAGACTTGCACCTTGATATGTTAATTCTTCTAGGTGGGTTATAGTTGTCAGTCCAGAATAAGTACGAGTCACCGTCCTCTCCCTCTAAGTAATTCACACCTGTTATTATCCTTTTTGAGTCAAAATTTAGATAGTTACCACCAGATACAGTACACTCAAGTACTCTTGACGATACACCGCTATCTTGGTTGTACTCTATTATAGCACTTGATGTGGAACATGTAACAAACCAATATATAAGGTTTTTAGCCTCATACGCAACCGCACCTATAGTTTTAGTTGTACTTTCTTGTCCGACAAAGCTATTTACTACCTGTGTAATAGGGTATACTTTTGTCGCACCCAATCCGTTCTGAAGTGCGCCTATATTAGATCCAGAAGATGTGTCTATGGTAATATTTAGCCCATGTCGATATTGTCCGTCAGGCAGTAGCCTTTCGTCAATATCTTTGTTCATCTTTCCAGCAAGGAATGTTCTTTGTAAGTCAGGCATAATTATTTAATCCATTTATCTTTACCTCTCAAGCTCATTAATAGCCTTGATGGGTGCATGTTACTTAGTCGTATTTTAGTATTTCTAAGGGTCGCTGTCTTCTCTTTCTTAACTCTAGCAATGGCGTACTCTTGAACACCAATTTTATTATTAAGCACAGCCCACTTTAGGTAAGAATATAGATACTCTTCTGCTAATTTATTTATTGTGATTTTTGTCTCGTCACCATTCTCCATTCCGTCTGACACGTACTCAAGTATGATGAATGAATTCTCAACACCACTAGAAAAATCAATTATCCCTGATGATTTGTTGATTGAAAACTTAGGATTAATGTTAGAGTCTTCAGGATTCATTCCGTACCGCTGCCCTAGTCTATACCCAAAGAACCAGTCACCATTACAGCACCATCCCATAGATCCGTTATACGCACCTGGGCCAGTGTATAGCTCCTTATTTTGTCTTAGTATGTCTAGCTTTGAGTCAGCGATCACAACCTGACCGTTTGAATCAAACACAACCTCTAGGTCATTGTCTTGTAGGTAAGCCGTTGCTGACATTACCGTCCTATTCTCAACCAATGGGATAAGTAGCCCATTACGAAGCATTGATATTCTAACATAGTTCACGTAGTCTGGAGGAAGGATCAACTTTAGATCGTCTCCCATCTCTATCTCTAGAACCTTAATATTTCTAAGTGCGTCATAGTTTAACTCCTGCACAGCTCTCTTTGCATGAAACAATAGCGTGTACCTATCAACATTGTTTACCAGCTTGTCGTTGCCTACATACATAAGCATAAAGTTGTTAACAATGTCAAATAGACTTACGTACTGATAAGACCCCCAGTTGGTATCTTGTGGGATAGTCCCATTATTTGTGTAGTACTGATAATTAGTTATATATGACATATCTTATTGTTTTTGTTGAGCGTCCTGTATCTCTTCTGATTTTGCTGCCGCTGCCACCTCTTGTTCTCTTATCGAAATACCTGCATACTGTAGTATCTTTACAACTAAATTAACAAAGTCGCTGTCTGGTAACTCAAAATCAACAGAGCTTGCTGAATCAAATAAAGCCTCACCATTTGGAGTAGATATAAATGACCAAAGTGGGATGTGTGGGTATCTTATGTACCTTATGAGTACGTTATTGGTAATAGATAAAGGATAAATTTTTATGTCCTCAGACAACAGCTGTGGATTCAAGACACTCGATGTTCCAGTTGACAATATATAAACTGGATAGTTCACCGTTGGAGCAGTCAAGTTTGATGCCAGTAGATTGAAAATCTTGCTATGCTCAACCCTTTCTACTTCGGTAACATTGTTGTACACTATCTTCTCTATGTAGTAATAGTCAGTAGGCGTATTAAACTTTGCAGGAGCTGCATCATATGTAAGTGGGGTATACACCGAAAACCTGTCAATCATCTCTGATATCTTTTGTGGGATATTTGAATACCCCTCGCCATTCAGTCGATTATTTTGCTTAACTATCTCATTTGTATACGAGTACATGTACTGCTCAAATATTTCATTTTGAGCCATCCTAGCAAATGTATTAAATTCATCAGGAGTTATGTAACCTCTATTATCTTTGTTTACTATGTTTAGTACGGTACGTCTAACGTCATCTATCATTGGGATGCTTTTTACAAAGATAAATAAAAAAAGGCACTTAAACTAAGTGCCCTTTCATTTTTAAATTACCTTAAAATTAAGCTATAGCAATACCTGATACAGCTACAGGAGGAGTAACATCAAAAGAAACAGCAGTCCAAGGCGTTTGTAACGCATTGATTACTTGATTCTGAACGAAGTCACGAAATCCATCATTACTTAAAGATGCGTGAGTAATTGTTACAACATCAGTAGCAGAACCACCAGACTTGTAATAAATTGCAGTAGTAGTACCAGTAAGTTGGCTGATTAATGCAATGTTTGTTGCAGATACTAAGATGTATGTGCTACCAGAAATAGGGAATCTTAAAAATTTTTCCATTGTTTAAAAAGTTTAAATGGGTTTATAAAGTACAAATATACTAATTTTCTGAGAACTTATCGTCAAGGTATTTGTATAGATCTAATCCCTCGTCAGACTGTAGATAAGAAGACAGTACATACAATGGATCCTCTCCAAATGGAATTGTCATTAATTTTTTCTTATTGTCCTTAAGGTTATAAAAGATCTCTTTCTTATTGTTTCGATAAGATAAGTATCCATCAGACATAGCTCTAGCAGCTATATTTGTTACTCTTAGTGCTGGGTCATTAATAGCCTCCATAAAGTCTTGAGGGTATCGTTTTGCAAACATCATAACGTCTCTCTTTAATTCAGAGGTCTTCATTGATTCTACATTTGATCCCATCAACAATCTTGCTACTGACTCAAGTGTAGAAACATCTAAGTCTCTTGCTGCTAACTGTGCATCAAGTTGGTCATACAACATCATCATGTCTTCCTGAGCATCCTTTTCATTGTCGAACTCATAAAAATCACCACCATTTCCTGGATGATAATGTAAAAACTCTTGCAGAACAGGATTGTTTTTTGGAACACTTAATACCCCATCCTCAAAAACAATAGGCTCCAAAATAACATTTGCGTCTTGTTCTTCTTGAAATGGTGAATTAGAATTTCTAGCATACCTAAGTGCGTGATTAGAGTTTGTCTCTTCGTTATAGTAAAGCAACCTCTTTCTTGGTGTGTCTTTTGATGCTATATAATAGCTTAGTGGAGATGCTCCTCCTTTTAATAGATAGATCCTATCCTTAGGTTCTAATTTTACTCTTTTGATCTTTTCCATTTTATATAATTTAAATTAAAATTTAAAATAAAGAGGGAGACACTGTGCCCCCCTCTATATCAATTATTCTTATCCCTTAAAGATGAAGAAGTTGTTTGCACCTAATGTACATAAAGCTCTTTCAGACAAGAAGTTAACCTCCATTGCATCTAAGTCACTTGTTTGTGCACCACCTGCTGAACCTGTGATCCAAGTCTTGTAACGTCTGTCTTCAGTCTCTGAAGCACGGTAACGAACGTGTAAGAATGGTCTACGAGCATTTTTACCTAACACTTGATCGTATACGCTCATTGTTCCAGCTGGAACCAATACGCCATTTACGACACCTCCAACTAAACCACCTCGAAGGGTAGCATCGTTTAAGTATTTCCAGTCAGTCTTGTAAAACTCATAACCTCTTCGGAATCCAGAGAAACCTAAGTTAAGTGCCATCTCTTCTGAGTTGTCGAACAATCCGTAAGAAGTTCCACCAGCTCCGTAAGAGTTTTGAGCAGCTAACATGTCATCAATATCAAAAGAGAACTGACGATTTAAGAACAATGCATTTTCAGCGATAGCTCCTTGCTTGTCAAGACGTTGTACAATTGTATCAAAGTCACCCAATGAAGATGGGGTACCACCAGACCAAACGTTACCACGAGTTTCAATAGCATTGAACATACCCTCTGTACCAGCAGCTGTTGATCCAGCACCTGAACCAGGAGCAGATGAGCCAGCAGGAGATAATTGTGATAAAGCAGCAGATGATGCAGCAGCAGGAACACCCTCAACCATAGCCATCTCTAAGTAATCTTCAAAACGAAGACGAGTCTCATGCTCTGACTTAATGTACCATAAGTATCCAGCAGCACCATTTTCAGTAGTTACTTCAACCCATCCAACTTGTGCCATATCTGAACCAGATACAATGTACTTGTCCTTAATGATAATTGGCTTGTTACTAAAGAATTCATCTTGAGCTTCATTAGATCCTAACATACCACCAGTCCCCTTAGAAAACTCAGAACCATAAACAAATACAGTTACTGTAGTAGCAGCGGTAAAAGGAGCTGCTAATAAGTTCTCATAATAAGCAACCGTAAATGAACTTGTTCCAACAGCAGTTATTAAAGCTTTTTGTGATTCTGAAGAGATGCTTTCTGAAGAAAGGAAAACAGTTTGTCCTACACGGAAGTTACAAACAGTAGCTGGAACAGTAACAGCCAATGTAAATGTTTGAACACCAGCTGCTTCAACTCCAAAAGTTACACCTGTATATTTTGTATGTAAACGACCTTGTTCTGCCCACTTGATCATGTCAGAGTTAGAAGGAAGTTCTGCACCTACCATACGTAAGAAAGATGCAATTGATCTATTACCGTAACGTTCGAATTCTTGCTCGTATGTATCAGGAAGATACTGACTTAAGAAATCAAAGTTTGTAATGTAGTTTGTAGGCAATGTTGCCTTTACTGAGCTAGGTGTAATTTGTACACCTGGGCTCGTTGATAATGTACCAGCCATTTTTTTTTAGTTTTTAAATTGTTTAACGTTTTTTTATTACTAATCGGCTTCCACGTTCTTGATCTAAAACTCTAACCTGCATTCCAGTACTAGGAGCGTTTTGAGGTGTTTGTCTAGTCATGTCAATATTCTTTGATTCCCTAGATACACCATCAATTGCTTCTGATTTGCCTTGCTCATAAAAGAACTTAGCAAACTTTTCTGGATTTGAGGCTACAGAAATAGCACGGTGAAAGGCTTCAGCATCTGCAAGATATCCATCATCATTTAAGAACTTCGAAATGAAGCCACTTAAATTAGCTTGTTCTTGCAATAAGGTTTTTGGTTCTGCTGGCTTATAAACTAACTTCTTGTTCTCAGAAATATTAAACCCGAAACCTTCGAATTTATCTGAAAATAATTCATTTGTTTTGTCAGAGAAATACCTAGACCTCTTCTGTTGCTCTTCATCGTTAAGTGAGGAAGACTCTCTATTTTTCTTGTAAGCATTATAAGCATCTTTCTCTTCTTGTGGAACAAAAGACTCCCTTGACTCAAGTGGAACCTTGTACTGTTCTTTCATTTCGTTGAAATACTTCTTAGCTTTAGCAAGCTCTTTTTTCTTTGCTATTTGTTTTTTCTTGATATCTTTTTCATCATCATAATCTGAATCATATGAAAAATTACTTTCTATATCAAACTTAATATCTTCAGCGTCTAAATCTGCATTTTGACTCTTATAATATTCAAACAACAAAGAATTTGGTTCTTCAGTATCATAGTCTTTACTCAATTGAATAAAGTCTTGGATACTTCGTCCTGTTTCTTTTTTATACTTTAAAAAGGTAGACACATCTTCAGGTAACTCTTCGTTATCCCTACGTTGGTCTGCCAATTCATCTAACGATGTAATCTCTCGATTCCATCTTTTCCCAAGATATGAAAGAACTCTATTATCATCTAGATCTTCAGAAATGTTCTCTCCTACCGATGTAGAAAACTCTATATTCTCTGTATTGCTAGGGGCAGGTGTTCCATTTACTTTCTCATCATGCTCCTTTAGCAATTGATCCTCAATTTCTGCTACACCCTTTTCCTCAAACTCTACTGCTCTTACTTTAAATTCTTCTCCCATTTTATTTAATTTAATTTGTTACAAAGTTATAACTTTTTTTTATTTTTATTTTTTATAATTATCTAGGACTAAATGATTCTAAGTCAAATCCGTCAAGTGAATCCTCATTACTCTCAAAGTTTAAAGGCGGAAGATTATTTTTTCTTTGGTTAATAAGGTCTGACTGTCTAGTTGCCTGTAAGTCAATCCTGTTATCCTTTGCCTTTTCTTTCTCTTTCTCTCTACTCATTAATTGATCTGACTCCATGCCCCTTAGTTGCATGTTATAGTCAAACTCTATTGCCATTAACTCCTTCTTTAGATCAGCCTCTGCTCTCAACTGCTGTATAGCATACTCAGCCTCTGCCTGCTTAATCTGGATCTTAGATTGAGATTCCATTTGAAACAATTGAGCCTTTTGTTCTGCTGCTGCCTGTTGAGTCTGCATGTTTGTCTGCATTTGCATCTGGTATTCCATCTGCTTGTCCTGCTGCTGCTTCTCCATTCGTTTACGTCTCTTAACCTTTAGCAACTCATTGCCAAGCTTAATGTTCTTGATATTTCGTATGTCAATTGCATCCTCTAGGTCAATTGTCTGTTGTTGTAACGCTATCTGTATGTTGGTCTCTAGGTTTGCTCTTTGCTCTTCATCTGGAGATAACTCTATAAATATTCCGAAGTCATGTAAATATAAATCTTTTACATCGTTTATTATAGAAACATTATACTTGCCAATTTGCATAGCAAACTCTTCAGCAAAATCAGAATACTCTAGTATGTCCGCAACCCTGATTGATATACATGTAGCCAAACGCTTGGTGATGTTAAGACCAGCCTCTAGTATGTGTCTAGTAGCTACATTAGAATTCATAGCAGCTAACTTCTGTACACCAACTAATGCATCTGGATGAGGTGACGTTCCATCTCTAGCCTCATTAATGCCCGTCACATCTCTAATCATGTTTAGATAGTGGTTGTAGTTATTAATAAGTGCACCCATTTTTGCTTGACCGCTATTTGAGTTTAACTCTTGAATAGGAATTCTTGCGTTATTAAAGTCACCATCTTGTGTATAACTTCTACCAATAACACTACCCGTCTGGAAGTACAACTTGAGTGCGTCCTCTGGATTGTATGCTGCACCAGTACCCAAGTCAACCTCGTTGATACCATCTGCATCAATAAATACCCCATCAGGAACAACTCTAGCCATTACCTGCTGAAGCTTAAGGTGAGTCAATTGTATCTGATCAGCAAATGGGATCATTCGTCTAACTAGAGACTCCTTCATACCCTTATACATTCTAGGTGCATGCAATACGTAATTTGGTAGTGCCATCTGCGTTGCAGACTTAGGACGAACCATGTTACGCATCAACTCCCACTTTAATAAAAGGTTTGAACCAGCTACAAGTATGCCATCATACCACACGTCTCTTACTGCCTCAACCTTCTCGAACATCATACCCTCCTCAATTGGAGGATTAAATGACTCGTCCTTTCTTATTACCTTTTCACCACCATTTTCTAGTATCTTCTTTTTCCATACAAAGTGCTTAGACGTTTTATAGTTAAAGTATAACAACGTAACAACTTCATTTTGAAAGGCATCATCTTGATAACTTCTAATTATAGGAAAATAACTAGTCCAAGCTGAACCAGCATTTTTAATTTCCGTTAATTCTTCATCCGTTAAGTTTGGATTTATCTTTAATAATTCAGTGTAGTGTACCTGCTTTGCCTCACCAAAATAATAACAATCAGAAAAGTCAGCCTTATCTGTATAGCTATGTATCAAATTGGCTGGGTCTACGTACTCAATATTAACTCCATCATTTGGTAAGAACGAATGTTTAACACACGCTATACCAATAGTAGTCAAGTCATAATCTACTAGCTTTCTTGTTTCCGAATAATCATTCATCTTAAGAAGTGTATCGATTGCAACCTCTTGTGCTATTTCTATGCTTGGCTTATACTTTAACTGCATATACAATGACAATTCCTCATCATTCTCTGGCAATTCCTCTGGATCAACATTAAATGCATCTATACCAAACTGTTCCTTGGTAAGAGTCAAAAAATCTTTTGCTACCATGTCAGACTCAATCATATCTTGAAATATGTTCTTCTTCTCAGCAGACATAACATCTTGAGACTCAGCCCTTATTTCAAACAGTCTGTCTGACATACCGTTAACTACGATATCTACAAACTTGGGTATGATGGGTATGGGGGTCCAGTCTAGATTTAACATAGACATGTCTCCATTTATAGATAACTCGTCCTTGTACTTCTGTATAGGCTGCTCACCCCTAGCGTATAGTCTAAGTCTATTAAACTCTCCCCGTTGGTCGTAAAACCTACAGGAATTATTCCTTCTTTTAAACCATTCGCCCTCTATGGCCTTGCCAACATTTAACCCGTATTTTTCAGTAGACTTCTCTTCCTCAGATGCCATTTGATTTGGAAACGGGTATTGATTGATTATAACTGGTGATTTATCCATTATTTTTTTATAATTTCGCTTCTTGTTCCACGATTATCGTATGTTACAAATTTAATACTTATTTTTGATTCTTTAGACTCTGGCACAAACATATACCTTCGTGTCGCCATTATGGCTAAACCAGAGCTAATTGATGCATCAAAATTAGTTCTATTATTAACATCAAATCTTGCCCAATCCTCAAGTGTTCTTGTAAAATACATAGACCCCATATTGCTCGAATCTCTATACGTACCCTCTGTATCTAGTCCAACATACTCCTCAATATAAGACTCAATAGATGATGCGTGAGCCTGCTTTACGTCCTCAGATGAGTTGGGTATCCCACCTATCTCTAACTCTGTCTTAGATAGCTTGTTAAGGTGTTTATCTGGCCTGTTCATTGAGTATCCCCTGTATCCCCTATTCTTAAAATGATACAATAGTCTAGCCTTATTATTTTCTGCCAGTATGGGCATGCCATAAAAAATACAAGCCATTAAGACATCCTCAAAGAATATCTCTGCTGTTTGTGGTCTGGCAACATACTCTAAAAAGAATTCGTTAGTCGGACCATTATTCATATGAAACTTTGTCATACCGTGAAGTGCACCATTAGATCCACCACCACCAACTACTCCAGATATGTCGTATGGGTCACACCCAAATGCCCCCATACCCTCATTGCCTGGGTATTTCTTACCGTTCCTAGTTATCACATTATTTCTTAGAGATACCTCTGGTACCCAAGATACATTGAATCGTCCCTTTGGATCTGGAGTCCACACCACCTTTGAATCTTTCTCACCATTTAACCAGTGGAAGTACCCCCTAGTAAGGAATCTCTCCTTTATCAAAGAGTCATTGTAGTCTATCTGTTGATATATCTTAGTCAAATTGAAGATAGACTGCTTGGACTCATCTCTAAAAGCATGAGACTCCGTTCTAGGAAATTGTCTATAAAATTCATTTAGTGCGTCAGCGTCAGACTTCAATGATGACACCTCGTTGTTCCAATATGTTATAACGCTATTTTGTATCTTGTTTCCGTCTATTCCTACTACTGCCTTAGATGGATCTTCCAGTACAGGCCATCCAAATTCATCAATATAGCCCTCATAGTTCCACTCCATTGGAATGAATAATGAGTACAGACCGCTCTTTGTTTGACCATTTGCAGATCTATTTTTAGGGTCGCTATCGTTATAAAGTTTCTTGAAGTTATCACCACCCTTAGAAAGTGCGTTAGACGTTGAACCCATCATACACTTGCCTATAATTCTGCTACCCAATCGTAGACACGTCTTGGTAACTCGCCAGTTATTTAAAATATTTTCAGGCTTAAGCCACTTGCCAGATTCGTCATGAACAAGCAGCAGTAACTTTTCACCGTCATAGCTATTGTCAGCTGTATTCTTCCAGTCAATAGTAGTGTCTAGTCCGTCAATGTCGTTGTTCTTCTCCTCGTCAATATTTTTTCTTGTAATTTTGCTGGCTGGAACTCTAAATGATAGCTCTGTCTTTGGGTTGTCCATACCATCCTGCACAGGCTTAAAGAAGAACGGATAGTTTCTAACTATTGGGACCACCTTATCGGTAAACATCTTCTTGGCATCATTACCAGTTTTAGATAGTATGCCTATCCTAGAGTCACGAACAATCGTGCCAGTATTGCACACCTCTCCAGAAGACATGAATGAAAATCCAGAACGTCTATTCTTTAAGTAGCATATACCAAACGCCCTATCGTCAGCCTTGCAAGCCTCCCAAAATATGTAAAATATCCTGTTTGATTCACGAAAGTCTGGCAGACCTACATCTATCTTTGTCCACTGTAGGTACATGTAGTGTGTACCCGTTATGTATGTCTTCTTGTTGTTGTTCATAAACCAATACCCAGAATCACGTCTGTCAAACTCTCTCTCTATATAGTCTATGTACTGAGACTTAAATTTATTATCTCTCCTATTCCAGTCAAATATTGTCTTTATTCTTAATAAGTCTTTGTCGTACTCGTGTGGGGACCATCTATTATTTTTGTCATCAACTTCTGCTGGTGCTGGTGGTAGTGCAATCCTTATGCTGTTTACTTCATATATTTCACCTATGGTACCATCCTTAGATATAACTATTACATCGTAGTCACTATTGTATCCGTAAGCCCAAGTCTTGAACTTGTTCTTTGTAGATACTACACCCTTTGGGATGCAGTCTGTGATTATACTATATAGTCTATTTTCCATTCTTTATCTTAGCCCTTCCCTCGGCAAACCCCTGCATGCTTATGTCCTTTACTGGAACGTCATTCTCTCTGTTCTCCTCCTCCTCTATCTTATACAACATAGACAGTGCATCCTCAAATGCTAACCTCTTTGACGCAGCAGCATTCTTCAACTTATCTGCCGATAGATCGTCCTCAGCGTGAGTTATTATAGGAGACTTAAGCACCTTTATAAGCTCATCAATTGCCGCCTTACCAGCCTCTAGTATCTCTATTTTTTTAGACATATGTTCTTATTAAACATCCTGTAAAGAACCTCTCCATCTATCTTGAATTCGTACTCGCTCTCTGGTGTGAATGACACCACATCCCCCACCTCTGCCGAAGTGAAGTCATCGTTCTTGTATACTATCTCACCCCAAAGTTCTTCAAACCTGCCTAGATTTGTAAACATCTTATCCTCAGAGTCGATTGGCTTTATAAATAGAAATGGTGGTGTAGCCTTCCAGTCTTCAGTGCCTCGCTTATATAAGTACATCTGTTCTGGCTCAATAATAAAATAGTCATCAATAAGATGGTGCCAGCTAGACTTCTGTCTGCCCTTCATGTCATGGTAAAACTTAAACACGTTATGGTGAACAACTACTAGGTCTCCTGGTAGTACAGGTCCGTCATAGTATATAGGCACAGACTCAACTATAGCGAATCTATTAGACACAGTATGATCGTCTTGAGAAGAACTTATGATGAAGCTTATGTCACCATACGTCCTTAAGTTGTCATACCGTCTCCCATCAAATGGCTTGATGATAAAACAGTAGGGTGACTTCATTAAAAATCAATTTTAAATTCTATTGAAATTGGCATTGTACTAGAGAACTGCTTCCATTTTATTATCTCTCCATCCTTAATTATCCATATACATATAGACCCGTCCTTTTCTGAAAGTATAGACTCAATTCTATACGTCCTATCTAAGACCTCCTGCCCAACCACGTAGTGCATGCACTTCATGTAGTCTGGACCTATAGATATTTTTCTAATTATATTCACCTGTTTGAAGATTAATCTTGATATCTGCACCGTACTTTGCAATCAGTTCATCCTGAAAAGATGAAAGATCATACGCAGATGTTTCTAGATTAGCGATAGTAGAGATTTTCTGACTCTTTAAACGAGAGAATGTTACCTCGATGTCAGCTATTTGAAATTTTAAGTCCTTGTAAGACTGGTTTAAAGACCTAAGTTTATCTAACTCTTCGTCTGAGATTTTTTTATCTTCCATTTTATTTAATTTAATTTGTTACAAATATAGTAAAAATTCGTTACATAGATATATACCATGCAGTAGTAGCATTGTCGTACTGAAGACAAATAGGTGTATTTGCTGACAATGTAGGAGGTGCTATACCTAATATACCTACTGCTCCAGGAGTGATCCATGTTGTAACTAGACGTGTAGCTGTAGACATAATAACGTACTTAGCACCGTTGATTGATGAGCTAGCCGTTGGCATTGTTATTGCAAAATTAGCCCCAGGAGTCGCTGATGTAAAGTATGTGTTTGTGCTTGATATAGTAGCCGCAGTTAAGGTTGCAGTAGAGTTTATCAATGGAACTGAATTTAACGCTAAAAGGCTTTGGACATTAAAATTGACCGTGTCGCCATTTGCTGTACCAAAGACAGTGTCGTTTATACTTGGAGCAACTATGCTATAGTTTTGTACTTTCATTTTCCTTGACCTTTATATTGTTTCTTATAGTTCTTAGATGACTTCATCTTAGATGTCTTTGTTTTAGCGTGAATTCCAGGTCTACTAATAAACCTTTTCACCATTGTCCTAACCTCTGATTGTTTCTTCATCTGTTTCTAACTGTAAAGTTAAGAAAAGTAAATGAATAAAATTTTCTATAAATATCTATATCTAAAGATATAAACTTAATGGGTCCTAATACCAATCTAAAATAAAAAATTCCAAACACATTCATTGGCCAATTATTTATAAATCTCATAAAACATATATTTAAAATTATTTAATATCTGTTGATTCAATTAATGTATAGGTAAACTTATTACCAAATGCTGACTTAGCCTTGTTTATAATCTTCATGAACTCGATAAAATTTGAGTTGTATCGAAATACTTGACAGCCCTCTGAAAAGTAGTCCACGTAAGTAGGGTCTTTGTATATAGATGATCGATGGATGTTGATACCAAAAGCACCTGTCTCTGTCACCTTCTCATCATATACAGTGTCCTTGTTATTGTCCCTATATACCGTGACATTGCCTAATCGTTGACATAGAGCCTCATACTTACCGTTGTGCATACTTACAGCATAAACACCTCTGTACTGACCTGGCTTTAGTCTAGCCACTCCCTTTGGATGCCTCAATACTTCGGTTGGTTTTTTGCCTGGGTCAGTCGTGATTTTCCACTCATGGTACTGCCAAACACCGTTGATTTTATACGATAAGGTTAACGTGTCATCAAACTCGTTGGTGACCTTTTTACCTGACTTCAGGTTGCGCACCCCTACAACATTTACATCGTAGTCTTTAGCACTAGCAAACCAAACGCCACCCTTACTCTTGACCGCTATCTCGATCTGTTCCCTTGTATAATTCATCTTTCAAAAATTTAATTTCTTTTTTTAATAAAAAGTGCTCGAATATCATCAGGATACTAAAGACAGCTAGTATGTATGCAGCGTATTTCATATTATTTTATTGTATCTATGTCTTGTTTAATTTCTCTTGAACGTTGTAGCAAATTCTTTAGGCTAGACCATATATTTATTCCACGGACTGCCTCATAATTCTCCGAGGTAGAGATCACTTCGATACTTAATAGCACTAATGCAAGGAGCTTTGTGAGCATTAACGGAACACTAAAAAATGTCAAGATGATGTCATTGAGTATAAATTTATCGATCATGTATGTCAAAATAACTGCTACCTCATATAAAAATAACTTTGATATAATAGCACTAAGCCCTCTAGAGGTAATAGGTATTTTTAGCTTTCTAGACTTCCATATACCCGTTATAGTATCTACTAAGATGGCAAAAGCAATTAGAAATAATATTCCTGATATTGGCATGAAAAAAGTTGATATTACTGCTAACAATTTAAATGATGATTTTTGTATAGATAATAATAAGATGGCTAACTGTGCTTTCATAAAATTAGTAATTGTGCCTTTATTATTCTATAAATAATATACAGGATTATTAAAATAAACCATATACCACCAAACCAAGCTAAGAAATTTATCCAACCAGGAATATACTTAATCTTTTGTGGTTTAAGTGTTTTAGTTATGGTATTGGTATGGTATATATCATTACCCTTGATTGTTTTATATATAGTTTCAACTTTAGCCTTTGTGTAGTACACATTGTTTTGAAGTTTAGTTTGCAAACTTACCAACTTACCGTCCTTGTCTCTTAAATCTCCTGCTAGTTTAGATATAACATTACCAAGAGAATCACAGTATAAAGTATCTTGTAAAAAAATAGTTTCTCCAGGTATAGTTATTGTAGTGTCCTTAACTTGTATTACCGTCACAGTGCTGTCTTTCTGAACACACAAAGGACAGTACTTAGCAAGCCTCTTTTCAAGAGAGCAAGATGAAAATAATATAAGTAATATTGGTAAGTATTTCATAGATACAAAGATATGAAAAAAATAATCACATTTAATGCCGTCTTAGTAGGTCATTAGATTGAGCCTTGTTATTGTACCATCGTCTAATAGAGTAGAGCATTGTATTGCTGCTATAAGGTAGTAAGGTGTAGCAAGTACATAAGCTACGTTAGTCATAGGGCCACTATTTAAGTCGGTTGCAAGACCGTTAAAAGGTGAGTAGCATTGAATGCTGTTATTAGTGATATAGATATCTCTTCCTACTCTTTGCATAAGCCCTGAGCCTGTCATATTTAAACCTTGAGCTATCTGAGTAGCACCCACTAAACTATTAATTGTGTTAATGTAGAATCTTACGTTAGTTGTACCTGCGCCTCCTATCTTACGAACTTGAGACCTTAGCTGTAGTACTTTTGTAGGTACTAAGGTATTAGCAGGAATAAGGATAGACGCACTAATAGTATTGGTGGTCGAGTTGTTTACTAATGTTCCTGTAGCATTGCCTACTGTAGTATAAGGACTAGATGATATAGCAATATCACCACTACCTAATAATGAGGTAGAGTTAATTGTTTTAATGTTTGTGCCACTAACTAAAGCATTTTGTTTAGCATTCCAAGTTGATGCACTAGCTATCCTGCTATCTGCTAGTGTACCAGCCCATGTAATTGCATGAGTAGTTCCAGATGATACCATAGTAACATTCGTGTCGTTACCAAATGTTTGAGCAGCTCCAGTTAAACTATTAAGTGCAGTAATGCCCGTACCTGCCATTATACCACTCTGTTGTGTAACAGTTAAAATAACTGATGCTGCTGATGGAGGAGGAGAACCTGCTGCATAAGAGTGCATTTCTACGTGTATATGGTCTGTTGTACTCCATACTAATTCATAGTACTCTCCTGCAACTACACTTAATACATAATTCCAACCTACTATTGTGTGATATGGATCTCCTGGATTTTTTCTAGCCTCCATTCCTACAACTCCTGAACTACCTACTACATCAGTACCATTTTTTCTTAACCATATAGTTACATCTTGTGGAGAATTAGCTAGGTTTTGAAATTGTGAAGAGAATTGAATGTTATATATACCTGTATTTGCGAATGTTATTCTTGTAGGATTTCCACTGCCATTATTAACAATTGATATACCACTAGGAGTAATATCAGTAACTCTATAAATCATTGCATATCCTGTATTACTAGCAGCAGCAGTTTGAGTTATATCATCTTGCCATGCTCCATAATACCCAAGTGGTGTAGGTGTTGCGGTATTATTTAATGTACCAGATGATAACGTTAGTCCACTACCAACAGTTATCTCCTCCATTATACCTGGCCCTGCTGTGCTTCTACCAACAAGTTTATTGGTATTCATAGATGTACTAATGGTTCCTGTAGTTGTAATTGGCCCGCCTGATATTAATCCAGTTGTGCCTACTGACGTAACACCCCCACCTCCTCCTCCACCCGTAGTCTTAGGCTTACCGTTTACGTCATTTATCTCTAAATTGTCGTCACCATACATGTTGCCATTCGCATCGACTACCTGCATTATCGTATCATGTTTACATTTGGCATGTCCTCGCCAGTTATGATGTATGTAGTATTAGCTACGCTGCACTCTACGTATATATAGTCACCAGGATTTAATATGTACAGCATGCTGTCAGTAATCGTGTCTCCGAGAGTTAGACTCTTAACGTAAAGTAGCACATTTGCAGCTATAGAGCTGTCATACTTAGACACAGTTAAAATATAATTTGCATCAGAGTTATTAAACCTCATGTATGTAATTTCAGTAATGTTGTTTAACGGACACGTATGTATTATAGTGCCAGCTGGACTTATGTCTCCTTGATTACTGAATTTTCCAATCATTATAAAAATATATTTATTCAGTTATAAAAACTTCATCGCTAAACTGATCTCCACTACCAAAATCATTAGTAGCTGTTACAAGACAACTAATGGTCTTTCCTCTGTCTAAATTTATTAATAAGTACGTAGACATAAAAGCAAGAGGTATCTCTCGTGAGTCTCTGTACCATTGGTAACTAAACTCAGTTGGATCGTTTGTCCAAGTACCATCGCTGCACGTAGCTGTAGTACCTACTAAAAAATCACCTGACAATACAGGACGATCAGTATTAACAGGTACTCTTGAGTTCTCAACAATTGGAATTGATCCAACGCCAGCTGATATGGAGGCAGATATAGACATCTTACCAACAAGCCAGAATGTCAGTAGGAACTGTATCTGTAGCAAATACTCTTATAACCTGTACGGGCATAAATGACCCAGCAGGTACACCCACAAACAATACGTCATCACCACCTGCGGTCATAACTCTTATGTCTCCACCAGTTCCAGAGTATAATATACACGGCCAAACAGATGACGGATCTCCAACATATGGAATGTCAACTGTGTCGCTATTTACTACTGCACTAACTCTTGATACTTGTAATTTTTGATATGCCATCTTTTTATTTTTTTGTGCTCTTTCCGTTAGATCCGTTCCGAGCACGATTTATACTTGCTTTTTCTTTTACAAATTTACCACTTTTTGTTGAACTCATATCAACACCGTCACCGTTGCCATATGTGCCTGCCTTTCTGTTTGCTTTATTGTGGTCGGCCCTGTATTTTTTCTGTACCTCCGTCTTGTTTAAATCCCTCTGGTACTCACGCCTCTTCTCCGCTGCCTTCGGATTCTCTGCGTAAAACTTTGATGTCTTGCTCTGTCCCATAGAATATTTTATTTATTAATAGGTCTGGACTATTCCATGCCTCTTGTCTCTTTCCACATCCGCAATCTTCAGTAGCTAGCTTATCTAAACCAGTTGCCTTGGTTATTGCAGCGACAGTGTCGCCAAATCCCTTGTGTCTTTTTATAATTATCACTTCCTAAACTTTGCCGTTATATTTAATTTTATTGGTTTATTTTTTTATCTTTTACAATTCTTCTTACAGGCTGACCCTCAGCGTTTTTTCTAGTTCTTGACATACTTGTTCCAGCTCCAGGGATGTCAAATCTCTCTGTCTCGACAGTGCCACCAGAAAGGGTAGGTCGAACAGTCAATGATCCAGGTACCTCCTGTCCGTCAAACTCTCTAGAGATATCGTAACGTTTTTTATCAAATACGTTAATAGAGGAGTTCTTAAATGGTATAGAGTTTAATCTTTCATTTACAGCTTCTTGCATTCCTTCTTCCATTCCTTCTTGCATTCCTTGTTTTGCAAAACGATTTATGTCCGACATATAAGATTCCATTGGAGATACCATTTCTTTTTTTCTCATTGGAAACTCAGTAGTTGCCATTGTCTTTCTATTTTTCATAACTTTGCTTTATAAATTTAAATACAAATATAATCAAATGATTCCAAATATTAAACAAGTAATAAGTAAAAGAAAAGAAAAAGTATACCACAGAAAGGAAGTTAGATATGACTTTCTTAAGAATTGGGGTATAATACGCAAGTGGGCCATACACAACTACGGCATAAAGTCGCAGGCAGACATGGACATGCTGATGTTTTTATATACAGAGAACCTGTTCACCAGGGCTAAGTTCCATGAGTACTCTAAATTTATGAGCTGGGATCGTGCGAGATTTGATAAACTGCTGCGTGACGGATTTATATCCAAGTGGAGAGAACGCAGAAAGGGAGAGTACGACATGTACGAGCTGTCGTTTAAGGCAAAGAAGATGGTAGCCAGTATCTACCGAAAACTAATGGGGCTAGAGCCTATACCTGAATCGCCAAGAAGAAACATCGTGTTTAGACCTAACGCTACATTCTCACAGAAGACTCTAGCCATAGCAATAAAAAGAGTTAATAAGGAGTCTAAAGAACGCAAACAACATCCTTCTCTTGAAGAATGAACATCCTATCGTTCTCTATGATGACCTCGTGACCAGACACCCTGTCGAACATTATCTTGTCACCTATCTCCATACCAGAAACTAGAGGTCCAAAGTTTATGACATTACCGTACTGGTAGCGCATGTCCTTGTACTCGTCTCCGCTCATTATAAGACCACTCGAGGTGGTCTTTTTTTCTACTAACTTATCAACGATAATATATTTATTTAGAACCTTCATAGTCTCTTATGTTTGTTATAATTGCGTTTGTACTCATAATTGTTGTTGCCACAGATACAGCGTTAAGCAGTGCGTTCTTCGTAACCTTCGTTGGGTCTATAATGCCCATCTTCATCATGTTACCGTACACCTCGTTCTTCACGTCATAGCCCTCGCCCATGCCTGCCAACTCTAGCTTGATAACGTGTGGGTCCTTGCCTGCATTTATAAGTATCTGATCAAATGGTGCGCTCAACGTATCGAACATTATGTTCTGAGCTATGCTCTCACCCATCACTAAGTCTAAGCAGTTCAGTAGTGCAACACCTCCGCCAGGAAGTATCCCGTCCTCCATCGCAGCCATAACCGCACACACAGCGTCATCGATCCTGTCCCTCTTCTCCTTCTGCTCGATGTCACTAAGTGCACCAACATATATAACGCCAACACCTCCAGATATGTTTGCAATCCTTTCCTTTAAGAACTCTCTGTCGTTTGCGTCTGTGGTCTCCCATATCTGGTGCTTCAGGTCAGATACCCTCATGTCGATGGCATCCTTCATCTCTGATGTATTCATAAATACCGTCATGTTCTTCTTTACGATAACCTTTGATGCCCTTCCTAGGTCAGACATAGAAATAAGTGTTAGGTCGTCTCCAGTGTCCTCAGAGAGGTACGTACCGCCAAGTGCTACGGCTAGGTCCTCTAGTAGGTCCTTCTTCCTGTATCCAAACGATGGTGGTATGATGTTGCACGCCTTGATCTTGCCCTGTGCCACGTTCACATTTAATGTGTTCACTGCGTTCTGTCCAAGCGTGCCTATGATCAATAACGACCTTCCCTGACTAACAATTGGTGCAAGTATAGACTCTAAGTTTGATAGGTTGTTTATCTCGTGGTCGGTGATCAGTACGTATGGATTGTCTAACACACACTCCTGCTTCTTGTGGTCGTTGATGAAGTACTTAGACGTGTATCCACGGTCTATCTTCATCCCACTAATAATCTCTACATGTGTCTCAGAGTTCATGCTATTCTCAACGGTAACCATGCCAACCTCGCTGAATGCGTCAGAGATCATCTTGCCGATCTGCTTGTCGTTGTTTGAACTGATCGATGCCACGTCACACAGCTTCTTGCCAGTGACCTTCTTGCTGATCTTACTGAGCCTAGCCACAACAGATGCCGTGATGTCGTTGATCTCACGTATCACCTCTATCACATTAGTGTTTGAGTCAACGTGATTGTCTGCTGCATTGATTATGGCCTCTGCCAACACGATCGATGTAGTCGTGCCGTCACCAGCTACTGTAGATGTCTTGTCAGCCGCCTGACGCATCATCATTACAGCCAAGTTCTCAGTCGGGTCGTACAGGTTGATTGACTTTGCAACCGTCACACCGTCCTTTGTTACGGTGATACCACCTACGTGGTTCTCTGACTCTATTAACACCGTCCGACCTCTGGCACCCAAGGTGCTCTTTACCGCCCCAGCGATAATTTTAATGCCGTTTTTTAATTTTTTTTGGCCTTCATCACCAAAATAGACTTGTTTTACTATCATTTGATTATATTTTGGTCAAATTTAGTAAAATTTTATCATATAAAACAAAAAACCCACCGATTGGTGGGTTATTTTTTATTTTTTTGGAATCAGGTCTTTTGCTTGCATATCTAAATTAACTTTATTCATTAGAGCTTGGTCAGCGTCTTTTTTAGTTTGAACTAATGCCCTCACCTCTCTTTTAGTAGCAGTTGGATTGTCTGTTTTAATCTTTTCCCTCACCTGAGATCCATAAGATGGGGTTACAGTATTTGCTGCGGTGGCAAGTTTTGCCTGTTGGTTTTTAAAGGCAAGTTTTTCCTGTTGGTTTACAACGGTATTTCTGTTGGCTGGGTTGTCTGCTTGGCCTTTGAAGGATTGCTCCATTGCCTTGTTGTTGTTATACCGTTGAACATCTTTATATCCAGCCATTGCTCCATCTTCCCTTGTCTTCTTATCGCCTCCATTCATAGCCAATTTGGTTCTCTCTGGTGTAAAGTAACGTAGAGTTGACTTATCACCTTCCATAGTAAGCCCTGTTACTGAGCCTACACCCAAGTCACCCCTTTTGGCATACCTGATTGCTTTTCTGATTTGAGGTAGGTCACCACGAACGTCTCGTGCATCTTGAGTTCGACCCTCTCCTTTCATACGCTTTACGTCCCCCTTTACCTCTTGCTTTAAGCTCTCTAATTGGGATGCGGTCTTTCCTGTTATCTTTTCTCCTGTTACAGTTTCGTTTCCATAGTATGCAGCAGATTGTCGTTTTTCAGTGTTATACTTTATTCTCTGAGGCGATGATGCATCTGATTGTTTTATTCTAGCCGCATTATGAATCCCAAGTCTGGAATCCTTATGTCTTCCGCTCTTTGTTGTTTCTGACGCATAAATTTTAGTAGCTTTAATATGAGTGGCTTTCTTTCTTTTGTCTAAACCAGGAGCCTGCCATGTAGGAGCTTCCTCCTCTTTGGCTGGTCTTAGTTTTCCGTATTTCTTTTTATCAACTTTCGTTGGCTTAAGTGGCTCCATCTTGCTTTGTTTCCAGTCAACATCCTTTGCTTTAATTTCTTTACCAAGGTTCGCAGGTACATAGGCAGCAGGCTTAACAGGTGTGACACCTCTGGTATACATACCAACTTTATCTGGAAAGTGTGAGCCTGTACCATATCTACTATCTTTACCTTTCTTAGCGTCTGCCAGCCATATCTCAGGATTATAATCACCTTCATATACCTCGTTATAGTTCCTGATCTTAAGGCCCTTATCGAAAGCACTTCTAGACAAGTCAGCACCATAGGTGGCCCCCTTTAAAAACCTTCTAGTTTCATCATCTATAGATGGGTCATTATACGGTACCATCTTACCACTTTTAATAGCATCATCATACCTTTTGTCAATTTGTGCTTGAGTCTCCTCTCTCGCAGCAGTAGCTACAAGATTTTCCCCCTTGCTTGTTTTCAAATTATTTTTATTAAGAAAACTTGCTGTTGCCTCTGCTCCTTTTGTGTCTACTACGTTTCTGCCATAGTAAACATCACTATCTGTTTTAAACTTCGCCATGCTAGCGTCATAATCTGACTTTCTTTTAACTTCAGCTCCTACAGCCGTGTTGTATGCGTCAAGCTCTTCCTCTGTGTACTTTATTGTGTTTGTCTTAGGATCTATCCGTGATGTGATCCCTGATGTTCTACCAAATTTTAGTGCCATACTATTATTATTTTTATTATTAATAAATTGATCTCTAGCTCATAGTCGTCATATATGTCGTCTGGTTGGAATAATTCAAAACCTAAGTTTAAACCGTGAGACATTCTGTTTTCTATGTAAACTTCCATTATACAAAGATATTAATTTTTTTTAATAAATCTATTTGTTTATACATCCAATTATTCTTCATCCAATTAATTCTTATGTCTCTCGGAAGTGACATAAAGTGATGTATCAAATTTTTCTCTTGATTGTAAGTAGGTATATAATCAATCCCATGCTCTAAACAATGCTCCTTGCTCGCTCCATATATCCTCCAGTGTGAGTTTAACTCTTTCATCTTTCTGACTGAGAAATGTTCTGGGCTCTCTTCATACCAATCGTTTATTAACTCTTGGTCCCAAAATCGCTTGTTTAAAAATACATAGTCCTTACTAACACATTCCTCATACTTAAGTAGTAACTCTTTGACAAACTCACTCTTGATTAAAACCGATCCACTGTTTAAATGCCTGCCTCCATTTTCTCCATTTTCTGAAATAATAATTGGCCTATTGCAATCACTAATTATGTCCTCTAGTTTGATTTTTTCATTGTTAATAACAGCGTCAGCATCTAAAACCCAAATCCAGTCATACTTGTCAACATTTATGTTGTAAAAAGCCGTTATCTTTAGCCAAGCAGGATGATAATTTAGCTCTTCTTCTTTAGATGTATAAAGTAAAAAATCATAGTCCCACTTGATAGAATAATTTATATTTATTGGGATAGAGTAAACAGAATAATCCTTTATATTAGGTGTTGCTACCTGTAATATCAGTATCTTCATGCAACTTTTTTACAAATGCACTAATTAGGTTTCTTTACTACCTTAATCATCGGAGCTGGTCTGGGACC